AAAGCAACTGAATTCATATCACGCCTATCCTTATAATATAGGTCATGATTACCAGGAAAGAAGATTGTTTTTTCAAAAGCAGCACCAATCTTTTCTAGACATTCTAGTCCAGCGTTCATGGTAGTGATATTGATGCTGTTTCTATTGTGATTCCAATCGCCGCAGAATATCGCAGTTTCGCAACCTTCTGCTTTAGCAGTTGCTATAAACCAATCTACGAATTCTACGCAATCATCATTATGGGTCTTAGCATTTGATTTTAATCCAAGATGGATATCTGTAAACACAGCGGCTTTTTTAAAAAATGTCATAAGTGTCCTCTGACATTATAATAACACCGCCGTGTTTAAATGTCAATCATTACTTAGGAAAAAAGTATTCTGGATATGTACGAAACTTTTCTTGGATTGAATCGTATGTTTTAAATTCTGGATTTTGTTCTTGTGTTAACATATCAAGCCATTGATTAATCCATTGTTGATCGATTTTTTGAGATTCTTTTATTTGTAACAATAATTCTACCGCACAATCGTATAATCCAAAAATTTCAAATAAGCAAATTAATTTAAGTTGCTTACTGATATCCAATGATCCGTTGCGTTGGGAATCGTATACGTTTGCATAGTCTCGGAGATACAATGCATCTCCCCAGATAACCTGTCCTGTACGTGTCTGAGCAAAGAGATTTTTATAGAAAAATTCACCAGGGAGAACAGACTTAGTATATCTATGTACATCTAAATCAAATAATGAATATCCATAATCTGTAAGTTTTTTATCAATATTTCTAAATGTATTACTTGTATCTTTAGATTGACCGTGGAATTGACATTCAATATGTACACCTAATACTTGTTTTTCAATTAGTGTGTTTTTTGAACTAACTAATGCTTCTAAATCAAGACCGTCAGTATCGATTTTAATAAAATCAATGTTACCTACTGTGTAATCTCTACAAAAATTATCAATTGAGGTATATTTTATAGGATCTTGCTTACTTATTCCAGCAGCACTATATGCACTTGTTCGAGAATATAATCCTCCCGATAACTGTGTATCCCAAACAGAATTAATATCTCGAATACCAAAATTAAAATATTTTATGTTTGGATTATTGCATTCAGCATTGAGTTTCTTTACTTCTTGTAGATTTATTTCAAACCCATAAGCCCTAAAATCTTTTTTAAAGACATCCCAAATTGTATGAATTCCGCCACCTGCTCCTATATCTATCAATGTAAATGGATTGTCTTTAATTAACCCTTTGGATATAATATCTCTTGTTACTAAAGGGTTATAGGTTGCTGTAGGTGTCATATTAATCATTGTTTCCGCTATTGCGATCTTTAGCAAGTTGCCATTCGTGATTGCCTTGACGTGTATAACTTGGATTGAAGTTATTCATTTCTAGGATGTCGTCACGTATGTTTTGATTTCGCTTCTCGATATTGATTACTCGGACGAAACTGTTAGTGACTGCGGCAGTATAGTATGCAAATGGATTATTTGACTTGCTCTCATCAAACTGTAATCCAATCTGTGTTAGTTGTAAGATAGCCTGTCCCCGCATCTCATCGTTGTATGTGTATCCTCTTACGTTACCTCTAGTAGCATAACGTTCGCAAAGCTTCATAAACATCTTTGCTAGTTTTGGAGTAAACTGTCCGTGGTCTTTAGTAAAGTGACCATTTTCCATTCCACCTTGCCAGTGGCTCTTTCCTACGCAAACTAAATTACCTTGCTCATCATATTTCCAATGTTGGAACGGTGGAAAGTTTACTTTATCGTGTTTATCTGCTGTAGTCTTTGTCTTCTTCTTTCTTCCAGGAGCAAGTGGTATATGATCAAAAGTCATTATACGGAACACTAAATCACTCTTTTCAATCTTGCGATAATCTACTTCGCAATCAGCCATCTTGCTCTTTTTATCCCCGGCTAGTTTGCGTTTTTCAGACTCTCTAGCAGTTAGTTTCTTGGCTTGTATACGTTTAGCTTCTGCTATCGTTCTTATATTAAGTTTATCTAAGTCAGGTAATATTAGATCGTATTCATTATATACAGGATCAACATAGCTACAATATGATCCTTTACTTTTATGTATTTCTTCTAACAGATCCTTATTATTTAGGTAATTAACTTTTGCCATTTTTTGGAGTCTCCAAACTTAGTATAATATCACCACATTTTTATTGCAATAAATATATTTAAGGAGATTTCAATGTCTGATAGCTTTTTTGGAGATATTGGTGAAGGTATTGCAGATGTTACTAGTGCAATAGGTGAGACTATATCAAATGTTGGTACTGGTATATCTAATTTTTTAACTGGTGGAGTAGGAACTGATCCTAGCAGATTAATTAGCGCATTTAGAGCACAAGGAATTCCACCTGGAGCTGAACAGAGATACAGTGATGGTTCAAGTAATATTTCAGCACAGTTTTCTGAAGCGATAAAAGATAAAGATTGGCGTGTAAAGTTATCCCATGGTATGATATATGATGAACCAGTATTTGAACCAATGGTCGGTACTGGTGGCATGGTCTGGCCCTATCTTCCCACTATAACTATGTCCTCAACAGCAAACTATGATTCAAGTTCTCCAGCACATTCGAATTATCCAATATTATCTTATAAAAATAGCCAAGTAGATGATATACAGATACAAGGCGCATTCACAGTTCAGAGTCAAGACGAAGCCCGTTATTGGTTAGCTATGATGCATTTTTTGAGGACAGTTACAAAATCTTATTTTGGACAAGGTGCTAATCTTGGTAATCCGCCACCAATCTGTACATTAAATGGGTATGGTGATTTTGTTTATAAAGATGTTTCAGTTGTAGTGAAATCATTTAATATTGGTTTAGGTCAAGATTGTGATTATATTTCTGTACAGTTAAACCCAAGTCAATCATCTAAAGCAGGGCAGAATATAAGTTATGTTCCTACTATGTCTACTGTTAGTGTAACGGTAGCACCAGTTTATAGTAGAGGAAAGATGAAGAATTTTGATCTTTCTAAATTTGCAGCAGGTACATTAGTAACAGCTCCTGATAAGAAAGGATTCATCTAATGGCAACTTATTCTTCTTCAAGTCCTTGGTATATTACTACACAGAATACATCATATTTAGAACTTTGGGAACCAAGACCAATACCCTCATCAGATGATGACTTCCAATATACTATACAGCCACAATATAATTATAGACCAGATCTATTGGCTTATGATATATACGGAAATCCAAAATTGTGGTGGGTATTTACACAACGTAATATTAATATTTTAATAGATCCAATATATGATTTTCGTTCGGGAGTTACGATTGCATTGCCTAAGAAAACAACATTACTATCTGCGTTAGGATTGTCATAATGGGTTATACGGCTCCAACTGGACAAATATCTGCGTATGGTGCTAAAGGTACTAATCCTTTAGATGACTATGCGAGTTATAGTTGTCATTTTACTTTGGCTGCATTAACAAAAGAACAGCAAGCTGCCCGTGTTATTTCTCCATCTAGTATTACAAATATAATAGCATCTACTAAGGGTGATTGGGGAGACGGGGGTAAGAAGCGAGTAGTTACGGATTTTGGATCATTTGATTATTTTATTGATGATGTTTTAATTGTTTCTATTCCAAGTATGACTCAGCAGACAGGAAATTCTTTTGCTACTAAGATTAGTTTTAAAGTAATTGAACCTTATAGCATGGCTTTATTTTTCTTAACATTACAATTAGGAGCAAAAGCATCTGGATATGACAATTATAGAGAAGCACCTTTTTTGTTAATGATAGAATTTATAGGATACAATGATAGAGGTACTCCAATAGTTAATCCAACTTTAACAAGATATATTCCTATTAAATTTATTAGATCTAAGATGAAAGTTACAGGTGCTGGAACAACTTATGATTGTGAAGCTATACCATATAATGAAATTCTTTTTAGAGATGAGATTGCTGCTATTAAAAAAGATCACACCCTCAGAGGGTCAAATGTTAAAGAACTACTAACTGGAAAAGGACCTGAAAGCCTAGCATCAGTATTAAAGAAACAGTTCCAAGAAGATGTGTCTGATAAAATTATGGACGTATCAGATCAGATAGAAATACATTTTCCTAAGAATTTTGCTGATACTGGAGATTCGGAAAATGATATTTCTAAGAGTGATGTTTTTAAAGATTTTACCGATGGTGGTTCAGTTAAGTTTCCAAATCAAGATGAAGTTTATAATAGCATTGGACAGATTTATAATAATAAACAGATAAAACTTGATAAAGATAGAAACTTTCATTTTGAACCTAATATGAAAATACAAGAAGTTATTACTGAAGTTATATTACGTAGTGATTATATCACAAAACAATTAACTAATTCTAAAGTACTTCATGATGCTAAGGGAATGATTAAATGGTTCCGTGTTGAAGCAAATATATTTGATGGACCATTTAGTAAGAAATTAAATCGTCAGACTCGTAAGATGGTATATCGAGTAATTCCATATATGGTACATCTTAGTAAATTAATTCCTCCTAATGTAATCCCTCCAGGTTATGCTGAGATAAAGAAAACAGTATTACGTGTTTATGATTATATCTATACTGGCAAGAACACTGAGATTTTAAATCTCGAGTTAGATTTTAATGTGAGTTTCTTTTCTGAATTACCTGCAGATGCTGGACGAAGGACTGGACAAAATGCTCCTAACCTTACTGGTGATGCCAGCGGAGGCGATCCTGTTACAAATCTCAATAGCACCGGTACTGGCCACACTTCTGAAGTATCAACTGGGACGACATCTAATTCAAAAGAAGCATTACGTTTACCAGGAGGTGGTTCTAGTACTAATGATACGCGAACTATGCAGGTTAGAGCATTAGCAGCACTATTAGAAAATCCTGCTGATCTTGTTAGGATCACAATGACTGTTATGGGAGATCCTTATTATCTTCCTACTAGCGGAATGGGAAATATAATAGTTCCACCTAAAGGTGAAAATGAATTAACTGACGGTTCTATGAATTATCAGAATGGCGAAGTTGATATTACGATTAATTTTCGTACACCAGTTGATTTAGATCCTGTAACTGGATTATATAGATTTATAAAAACTGCCGATCAATTTAGTGGATTATATATGATAATAAGAGTAGAATCAAAATTTAATCAAAATAAATTTACACAGACAATAACTGCAAATAAACGTTTAGCACAGTTGTCCGGCAGTCCACAGAGCGAAATAGCATTAGGATAGATAAGGTAAAAAATGGCAGAATCATCTAGATCACGGATAGATACATATAGAGACGGACTTTCTTCTCCGGGCCCTTATCTGGCTCGTGTAATCAATAATATCGATCCTATGCGTCAAGGATCTTTAGAAGTTGAATTATTAAGGACTATTGGTAATAGAGAAGCATCGAATCAGCAATTATTCACAGTAAAATATCTCAGTCCTTTTTATGGAACTACTGATATTATGCTAAATGGCGCCGATCCTAATGACTTTAATCACACACAAAAAAGTTACGGATTTTGGTTTGTACCTCCAGATACAGGTACACTTGTTATGGTTATATTTGTTGAAAGCGATCCTGGACAAGGGTATTGGATAGGATGTGCTCAAGACATTTACACTAATCATATGGTTCCAGGAATCGCAGGAAGTAAAGCATCATCTGAACAGACTAGGGATAGTGATGAGACAACTTGGAAAGAAGTAAAAAAATCAAAAGAGTTATACGGAACAGATTTCCTTCCAGTAGGTGAGATTAATAGGAACTCTATTAAGCAAGGTTCTACTACTATTAATCCTGAAATTGATGCTATGACTAAGCCAGTGCATCCTATAGCAAAGGTATTATCAGATCAAGGAACTATAGGTGATACAGTACGAGGTGTACATACATCAAGTGCTAGGAGAGATACGCCAAGTAATGTTTACGGTATTAGTACTCCTGGTCCAATTGATAAAAGAACAAATGCTCAAAAGGCTAGCGTAGGTAGGGCTGATAATAAAGTTAACAAATTCATCAGTCGATTAGGCGGGCATACTATGGTCATGGATGACGGAAATGATCGGTTCTTGAGGAAATTCAAACCCGGTGAAGGTCCGCCTGAGTATGCTGATTTAGAAAAAGGTGAAACAGGAGGACTTGTTGAATTTCCCCAGGACGAGAGTTTCCGTATTAGGACCAGGACCGGTCATCAGATTCTAATGCATAATAGTGAAGATATAATCTATATTACTAACGCTAGTGGATCGGCATGGATTGAATTAACTAGCCAAGGTAAGATCGATATCTATTCATCTGATAGTGTTAGTATAAGGACAGAAGCTGATTTTAACTTTGTTGCTGACAGAGATATTAATTTATCAGCAGGACGTAGTATTAATTTACATTCAGCATCGAGGACGAACATTAATGCGATTGATAATGTAAGCATTAGATCAGATTCTACGATATATGTTAATGCTGAAAGTAATTTACATTTAAAATCAACTGGTAAATTAATGGTCAGTGGTGATAATAGTGTTGAAATAAAAACACAAGCATTTAAGTTAGGAAGTAGTACTACAGATATTCTAACAGCAGGTGCAATACATATGACTGCTAGTGGAAATATTGAATTAAAAGGAAGTAGTACACTAATAAGTTCAGAAGGTAGCACAGAAATATTAAGTGGAATTAGCAATAAGTTAACATCATCAGATTTACATATTAATGCTTCTGGTAGTGCTCTAATAACTAGTTTCAGGACCCACTTAAGCAGTTCTGGTTCTATTATAGCAAAAGGCACTACTATTGATTTAGGATCTTCAGGTAATATTACTATTAAAAGTGGTGCTAATATAGATTTAAATGGAGGAAATGCTGCTACTCCTGATCCTGCTGATGTAGCAAGACAAGCAAATGCTGCTACGGTTGCTTCGGGTGCTGAGTCTGCTCCGAAATTAGTATTGTTTCCAAATCCAGGTGTTGGTCAGTTAATAGTTAAGAGAGCGCCAACACAGGAACCATGGGATCATCATGAGAATCAAAATCCAGCAGGATTTACATTTGATCTAACAGACAGAGAATCGTCACAGATGCCTTATACTAAGGACGGACCAAAGATTGAAATACGAAGTACTGAGGATAATGAAAAAGTTCCATCTGAACAGGGAGGTAATGCCGGATACGATGGTCAATCTTCAGAAGGTGTTGCAGGTGGCGGCATTGGAAACAGTCGCAGACAATCTAAACTTCCTCCCGATTCTTCCAATTCTACTACTGAAAAGGTCAACGAAGCACAACTTGCTAAGATGCCAAGTGAATGGACTAAAGATCAAGATTTCCTCAGTGCTGTCCAGGCCCTTGCTGGTAAGATGGGATCTAAACCTATCGAATTATTAGCACTAATGTCCTTTGAATCAGCAGGAACGATGAGTCCTTCGATTACTAATAGTTTGGGATACACTGGTTTGATACAGTTTGGTAATTCAGCGTGTGAAACAATGTCTAAGTATTACAAGACAAGTATTACTACTGCAATGTTAAGACAGATGAGTCGTGCGCAACAGATGGAATGGGTTGACAAATACTTTAGTTATTGGATGAAAAATAAAAATGTAAAACCTCCAATGACATTGGCACAGATGTATATTTTAGTAGCACTACCTAAATATGTCAATGCCCCAGCAAACGAAACTCTTGCAGGTCCTAACGGTCCAAATATTCCAATATGGAGAGCTAATCCAGGATGGAGAATAGGTACCGGCGATGTTATTACACGAGAATCGATTGGAAACGCTCCAAGGAAGCATATTCCTAGAGTACAGGGACTATTGGATAGAAACGGTGTAAAGTTTGAATAGGAGTAGTTAAATGGCAGTCCAGGGTTACAATAATCTTCAGATAGGGTCAACGAATAGTCAGAAACCTTTTCTTCCGAGGACATATAAGGGGTTCAGTACAGTTAATAGTAATTCTATTAAAGGATCTCTATATGATTTAACATTGATTAAACAAGATCTAATCAATCAATTTTATATTAGGAAGGGTGAAAAGTTAGAGAATCCTGAGTTTGGAACTATCATATGGGATATGATTTTTGAACCATTAACTGAACAAACAAAATCATTAATAGTAAATGATGTTACTGTAATTGTTAATAGCGATCCTCGCATTAAATCGATACAAACTATTGTTACACAAGTAAAATTAGGTTTACAGATTGAATTAACTTTGATGTACGTTCCTTATAATATACAAGAAACAATGCAGCTTACATTTGATCAATCTAACGGCATTTCTTAATAAAATACCATATTTTAATTAAAATAAATAAACTAAACGGGGTATGTGATCGATGTCAATAACTGGTCGTCAAAATAATTTATTTCTAGCAGAGGATTGGAAAAAAATATACCAATCCTTTAAAAATTCTAACTTCGCTAGCTATGATTTTGAAAATCTGCGTAGAGTGATGATTGCGTATCTTAGAGAAAATTATCCAGAGGATTTTAATGATTACATCGAGTCTAGTGAATATATCGCTCTAATTGATCTTATTGCATTCCTTGGACAAAGTTTAGCATTCCGTATCGATCTTAATGCTCGTGAGAACTTTTTAGAATTAGCAGAGCGTAGAGAAAGCATTTTAAGGCTCGCTCAATTAATAAGTTATAATCCTAAGCGTAGTATCTGTGGTAGTGGATTGCTTAAAGTTGAGTCTATTTCTACTACTGAAATGATTATTGATTCAACAGGACGTAATTTACAAAACATTGAAGTAGTATGGAATGATATAACTAATACCAATTGGTTTGATCAGTTTATTAAAGTTGTTAATGCGTCAATGGTAGAAAATATGGAATTTGGATTACCCGGACCTAGTGATTGGGTTGATGGTATCTGGTCCGAACAATATAAGATTAATAGTGTTATAAATGACTTACCAATCTTTCCATTTAGTAAAACAATAGACGGAAAATCATTTTCATTTGAGACTACAAGCACTGTAGTAAGCAAAGATCAGATAACAGGATATAGTACAATACAGGAAGACACTCCATTGCATGGTAATAGTGTTTCCTTTATATATAGAGATGACTTGTCTGGATATGGTAGTAACAATACTGGATTTTTCTTCCATTTCCGTCAGGGTGACCTTCATACTCAAGATTTTACATTAACAACTCCGACTACTAATCAGATAGTTAGTATAAGTGATAAAAATATTAACAATGACGATGTTTGGTTATATTCATTATCAAACACTGATATTGAAAATTCAAGTAACTTATGGACCAAAGTATCTGCCATTACTGGAAATAATATTATCTATAATAGTATTTCTAAAACAATTAAAAACATCTATAGTGTACAGACATCAACTGACGATTCAGTTAATTTAATATTTGCCGATGGCATCTTTGGTAATTTACCAAAAGGATCTTTCCGTTGTTATTATAGAACATCTAACGGCATATCATACACGATTAATCCAAAAGATATGAGAGGAATAGTTATTAGTATTCCTTATACTTCAGCAACTGGTTCTTTAGAAACTATTAGATTTGTTGCTTCTCTTAAGTCTTCAGTGACAAATGCTACAGCGGCTGAAACTAACGATGAGATTAGATTAAGAGCTCCTTCAACATATTATACTCAAAATAGAATGATCACTGGTGAAGATTATAATTTAGCACCACTTAGTGTTAGTCAGAACATAGCAAAAATAAAATCAATCAACCGCACTTCTAGCGGCATTAGTAGGAATTTTGATATTGTTGATGCTACTGGAAATTATAGTACTACATCGACTTTTTGTACAGACGGTATAATTTATAGAGAACCTATACAAAATCAACTTGAATTTAAATTCAATTCTAGAACTGACATTGAATCAATAATAACTAATAAGATTGAACCTATAACTAAGATGCCAATGATACGTGATTTTTATTATCGATATTATAGTAAAACTAATCTATCTAACCCGTATCCTATTTTTACACAAGTAACATCTAGTTATAACGAATCAACTGGTTATTTAAAAAATAATATTGGTACTGTAATTAAGATAGGATCATTTACAGGAGACACTGTAAAATATATTGAACCCGGTGCTTTAGTTAAATTCACAGCTCCAACAGGAAAGTCATTTAAAAAAGGTAAGTTAGTAACAACAGTTCCTACAGATCCTGATCAGACTGATTTTATATGGACTAAGGTAGTATCAGTAGTAGGTGATGGAACTGCAAATGCTCTGGGTATTTTGCCAACTAAAATTGGTCCATTAGTGTTCAATGTTAATATCCCAACAGGTTCATTAGTATCACAGATCATACCTAAATTTTTAGGATACATTCCAACTGACATACAGTCACTAATGATGGATCTAATTTTCAATTATAAGAATTTTGGATTAAGATATGACATAACAACAAGAACTTGGAATATTATACAACAGAGAAACTTAAATCTTTATGAAAGTTGGAATTATTCGGCCTCGGGAGACAATTCAGGAACTAACCAAGATAAGAGTTGGATTTTTGCATTTGAAACTAATGGTGAGAAATATACAGTGACTTATAGAGGATTGGAATATTACTTTGAATCAATAAAAGAAAATCGCTTTTTCTTTGATGGAACGAGAAAAGTATATGATAGTTCTACTGGTAAAGTACAAAAAGATAAAGTTTCAATATTAAAAGTTAATCCAAAACCCAATACTCTATATGGGTTAGGCGCTGATTATCCTTGGCAGATTATAGGTAATACTATTGAAAATGATGGATATATTAGTAGTAAAGCAGTAAAGATTACATTCTGGGATGATAATGATGACAACATCGTTGATAACCCTGAAGCATTTGATATAGTGGTTAATCCAACTGCTACTGTTGAAATAGGAGGTAAATCTTATTTAAAGAATTTTATTTTCTTTGAAAAATATACTACTAACAATTATGTAGAAGATTATAGATATGTTTCTAATGAAACTGATATGTTTATAATTAGAGATTCTGAAAATTCAGTAACTGATTTATCATCCTACACTGATGGACAATTATTTTATTTTTATGAAAGTGATACTGTAAAGAAATTCAATAAAGCCTCAATGAAACTAACTGTAACTTTAGATTACTATGCAGTTATAGGAAGACAGGGTATATATTTCCATTACTTACATAACGCAGAATCAACTACTAGAATTGATCCAAGTTCTACAAATATAATTGATTTATATCTTTTAACTAAAGATTATGATACAACATATCGTCAATATCTTAGTGGAGCAATTGAATCGGCACCGTTACCTCCAAGTAGTACTAGTTTAAGATTAACATATGGTAAAAATCTTGAAAATATTAAAAGTGTTAGTGATGATTTAATTTATCATCCTGTTAATTATAAAGTATTATTTGGATCAACTGCTGATCCTAAATTACAAGCATCTTTTAAAGTAGTCAAGAATAATGAACAGGTTATAACTGATAATGATATCAAGACTAGAATAATTATATCTATTAATGAATTTTTTAGATTAGATAATTGGGATTTTGGAGATACTTTTTACTTTACTGAACTATCTACATATGTAATGAATAAAGTTTCACCGTTTATTACAACATTTGTTATTGTTCCTACAAACAGCCATCAAGTATATGGTAGTTTACAACAGATAACATCATCACCGAATGAGATATTTATTAGTGGTGCAACTGTTAGTGATATTGAGATAATACCAGCAATAACTGCTTCAAGATTAAAGACATCAGGTTACATAGTAACTACATCGTTAAGTGAAGTTAATACTACAAGCATACAAAGTTCTACAAATTATTAAATGGAGTTTTTACAGATAAATGGCTCAGAATAATCAAGATGAATTTCCACTTACTACAGGGTTAGAAAGTCAGATTAAGAGACAGACTGCCCGTCATCTTCCTAATTTTTTTCGTACGGATCCTAATAAAAAATTCTTAGGAGGAACATTAGATCCTCTAACTCAACCTGGAAAATTGACTAGAATTAATTCTTACATTGGTCGTAAAGATATTCCAAATTATGAATTTACTGACAATTATATAGAAGAAGATACAACTGCTAGACAATCTTATCAGTTAGAGCCCTCATTTGTTCACGATGACATTGTTACTGGTAACGTTGAGTGGTATGCTGATTACAACGATTACATCAATAGTTTAAAGTATTTTGGAGTATTTACTGGCAATCATAGCAACTTAAACAAGAGTGAAGCATATTCATGGGATCCACATATTGATTGGGATAAATTTGTAAATTATAAAGAATACTATTGGCTTCCAAATGGTCCTGATCCTATTACTGTATATGGTGAGAAAGAAACAATTGTCTCACAGTATACAGTAACAAGTCGAAAAGACGATGACAATGTGGCTTACATATTTTCTCCAGATGGCCTTAGCGTTAATCCGTTACTAACTCTTTATAGAGGACAGACTTATAATTTTACAATTGATGCTAAAGGAGCACCATTTTGTATTAAAACTAAACCTGAAGTAGGACCAAGTTATTTTTATAATACAGGTGTTAATTTACAATCAGTTGAAAGTGGTAAATTAATATTCACAGTTCCACTAGAAGCACCGTCTCTTCTTTTTTATATGAATTCTAAAGATGCTAATACTGTAGGTATTATTGAGATTAAAGATATTGTTGAAGCTACTCATCTTGATGTTGAAGCATCTATTATTGGCATGAAAACAGTTTCTATTATGAAGACTGACGTTAATCCGTCAGGAACTGAACTTATAAATGGTCTTAAACTTAAATTTTCCGGAAATGTATTACCTGAGAAATATGCTACTGGATATTGGTATGTTGAAGGTGTTGGAAGTAAGATTAAGTTAATAAATTCAACAGATTTAGATAGTCCTCTTACATACGGCAATACAGTAGAAGCACCGTTTGATGCACAACCTTTTGATTCGTATCCTTGGGAGACAGCAGAAAATTATTCAGGAACTAAAGACTATATCCTAATTAACAGAGCCTCTAAGGATAGAAACAATTGGTCTAGAAATAACAGATGGTTCCATATTAATGTTATTAATACTACTTCAGCAGCCAATAATCGAGTTTCTCTATTTGCTCAATCACAGAGAGCAATACGACCCATTATTGAGTTTGCTTCAGATATAAAACTTTTCAATAATGGTTGGATCGCAAAACAAGATGTTGATCTTATAGATACGATCACAACAGATGTATTCTCAACAATTGAAGGGAAAATTGAATATTGGATTGATGAAGAAAAAGTTTATCCAGGGTATCGAATTTTATTTACTGCCGATACTGATACAACAGTTGTTGGTAGAATATTCCAAGTAGTGAATATTTTTAATGCTAATGAGAATAAGAATCAACTTTCTTTACAGAGTGTTAGCGATTCTGAACCATTAGACGGTGAAGTAGTATATGCAAGAAAAGGATCTGTTAATAAGGGAAATTCTTATTACTATCAAGACGGTGTTTGGTCAAAATCACAGATCAAAAATGCATTAAATCAGACACCATTATTTGATTTATTTGACGAATCTTATAACAGTTACTCAGATAAAATAAACTATCCATTTAGTACATTTTCTGGAAATAAGATTTTTAGTTATGCGATTGGTACCGGAAAATCTGATACTGAATTAGGATTTTCATTAGCATATCGTGCTATTGACAATGTTGGAGATATTGAGTTCTCTTTCGATTTACAGAAAGAATCTTGGATATATCAAGAAAATAATATAATAACTTCTGTAAATTCATATGAAGGATTTTTTAGGAAACTAAACGATAACAATACATTTTCATACTCAAATGGATGGGTTAGGACATATAAGAATCTAGAACAACCTGTAGTAAGAGTATTAAAAGTTACTAAAGTAACAGATTTAATTCCAATTGATGTATATAACGAAAGTGCTAACCTAACTGATTTATCAGTTAGAGTATATGTTGCTAAGACAGACGGTGTTCTTAAGAAAGTAGAACCATCAACGATATCTTTTGAAAAAATCAACGGATTTTATTATATAAAGTTTGCTTCATCGTTAGAAATTGGTAATAGGGTTGTATATAAAGTTAAATCAACTTCTAATAAAAATGCTAGAGGTTATTATGAAATTCCTCATAACTGGCAAAACAACCCATTGAATGAAACTGTAGATTCTTTTACTTTTGGAGAAGTAATTGATCATGTTAGTACGATAATTGATAACATATTACCATTCAGTGGTAACTTTCCAGGAATTAGCAATTTAGCCAGCCTTGGATCAATATCACATTATGGACAGAGATTCTTACAACATGCAGGATCGATGCCACTAGCAACTTTTGTACTAACTGATAAACATGCTAATATAATAAAATCTTTACGTTACACTGCTAAAAAATATACATCGTTTAAAAAAGAATTTGTTCGTTTAGCAACTAATACAGGAGTAGATGGTACTCCAGCAGAGATTGTTGATTCAATATTAAATGGATACACTACTGCGAAAAGTTTTGATCAATCTGCATTTTTCTATTCAGATATGGCTGCTTCTGGTGCTGCTTCAGTTAGAAATTATACAGTAAACGATCCTAGGCTTCCTGTATTTGTTATTGATAAAATTTTTACACCAATGACATCTGACAAGAGGCAGATACTGATATACGTTAATGATGATCAATTATTATATGGTATAGATTATGAATTTGAAACAGTTGATGCATTTGTTAGAATTTTATCTCCATTAAAGATTGGAGACAAGATTTTAATTAAAGACTACATCAATACTGACGGACGCTCATATATTCCATTTACTCCATCGAAACTTGGATTATTTCCAAGTTATGTCCCACGTATATATGTCGATGACACATATGTTACTCCGACTAAGGTTATACAAGGGCATGATGGAAGCATAACTGTAGCTTATAACGATTATCGTGACGATGTTATACTTGAATTAGAAAAAAGGATATTTAATTCTCGTAAAGTTAATTATGATCCTTTAATGTTTAACATTGACGATGTTATGGGAGGATATTATCGAAAAACTGATTTTTCTAATGGTGAAGTTAATAACCTCCTGTTAAATGATTTCTTAAGATGGAATTCTGTAGCAGATTTAAATCTTAACAGTAACGATTATTATGTTGAAGAAAACTCATTTACTTACAATTATAATTCTTCTCTAACACCAAATAGCAACGAGTCACTCTACGGATATTGGAGAGGTATTTACAAATATTTCTATGACACTGATCGTCCGCATACTTGTCCATGGGAGATGCAAGGATTTACTATTAAACCTAAGTGGTGGGATAGTGTATATGGAGAAGCACCATATACTAGTGAAAATCGAATAATGTGGGATAATATTGAAAAAGGATTAATTGCCGATCCTGCCTATCTTAGAATAAATCTTAGATATACTAGATCCGGATTAAAAAATTATATCCCAGTAAATGCCGATGGTGATCTCCTTAGCCCATTAGACAGTAGTCTTGCACAAGCGTTTTCATTAATCACTGCTAGAAACGACTATTCATTTTCTGATCAAGCACCTGTTGAGACAGCATGGCGCCGCTCAAGTGAATTTCCTTATTCAGTAATTTCAACAATGTGTCTTTTAAGAGGATCTGAATTTATTGGAAAGATGTGGGATAGATTTACTATTAAGAGGAACATTGCTGGTCAGATATATTCAACTAAAACTGGATTAAAGATACAACCTTCAAAACTTACATTTCCAAATCAGACCGATCCAACGAATCCAAATGACCCAACTGCGCTAGTAACAGTTACCTCAGGATTAGTTAATTTTATTGAAGAATATCTTTTTGATGCAAAGTATACAAACACTGATGTATATAAAGATAATATAAAATCATTAGATTCTAAGTTATCTTATCGAATAGGAGGATTTACAAGCAAGGAACAGATTAGCGTCTTGCTTGATAGTCGTAGCCCAAATGCTACAGGCACTATATTCCTTCCTAACGAAAACTATAAGATTTTTTACAATAAGAGTTCACCGGTTGATACTATTACCTATAGTGGTGTTGTTATTGAAAAAGTAGGTACTTCTTATCCGTTATGGGTTTCTGGTTATAGATATCGTGCTAATGATCATGTTACTTTCCAAAGTGAAATATACCGTTGTCTATCAACTCATGTTAGTAATAATTCACTTGTTCTTGATTCTATCGCAAAATTTAACCAAGACAGCCAATATTGGATTAAATCAACTACTCAACGGATTGGATATAAAGTTAGAGGTTATGATTCTGAAAAGAATTACTTTGAGATTTTTGGATATCGAAAAAACAATAATGATCCAGTAATGAATGTTGGTGGAATATCGGAATCTTATGTACAGTGGGAAACTAATAGATATTACAATAAAGATCAGATCGTTAAAACAAATGATAATACTTTCTATAAGGCAAAGTATAGTCATACTGCATCAACATCAAATTTCAATACAGATTTATCTAAGTGGACTCTATTAGCTAAACTTCCAATTGTTGGCGGAACTTCAGCAATACGTAGGACACAGTTTGGTGATAACCCGATCAAGATTAATTACGGAACTATACTTTCGACAGTACAAGAAGTAGTTGATTTTCTAGTTGGATATCAAAGAAGATTGGAATATTGGGGATTTAGTTTTGATGAGTATAGTAAAGAATTAGATGTTCCATTAACTTGGGTAACAAGTGCTAAGGAATTTATGTTCTGGACATTACAGAATTGGGCCGCCGGATCAGTCATAACGCTAAGTCCCGCATCAAATAAAATATCATTTTCGCCGCTAGTTAAAGGATCAATAGATAATACAGATACTGATTTTTATGATTATAGTATCTTTAAAGCTGACGGTGCACCTCTCAAGGCAGACTTAACTGATATCTATAGAGAAGGCTCAGGTTTTGTTATTAAACCTTCTGATCAGACTAACGATGGTATATTCCATATTAGAACTAATTTAGTATATAAAGAACATGTTATCTTATTTGATAATAGATCAATATTCAATGATGTGCTTTATGATAAAGTTCCTGGCTATCGACAGGGTCGACTAAAGATTCTTGGATATAAAACAATGGATTGGGACGGTAGTTATGTCAGTCCAGGATTTATGTATGATGATGCTAAAATAAAAGATTGGCAACCAAATACAGATTATATGATTGGTGATGTAGTTAAATTTAAGAGTTATTATTTTAGTGCTTTAGTAAATGTATTAGGTAAAGTTGAATTTAGTTATATGGATGGAAATTGGAAACAATTAGAGTCCGCTCCAGTCGCAGGATTGATTCCTAACTTTGATTATAAGACTGAACAATTCCGAGATTTCTATAGTTTAGATGCTAGTAACTTTGATTCAAATCAAGAAGCATTAGCAAGGCATCTTATAGGTTATCAACCACGACAGTACCTAGCTAATATTATTAATGATGAAGTTTCGCAATATAAATTTTATCAGGGATTTATTAAAGAGAAAGGTACTTTAAACAGTATAACTAAATTGTTTGATGTATTACGTGCTAGTGGTTTTGGTAATATTGATATTAAAGAAGAGTGGGCATTCAAGGTAGGAGAATTTGGTGCTACTGATGCATATTCTGAAATTGAATTTGCATTAGATGAAGAGAAGTTTTTACATAATCCTCAAAATATTAATCTAACAGAAAATCCTTTAGATTTTTCTGATCTATCAATATATAATATAACTTCGAATGATATTTCTATTAAACCAAGTAGTTACAATAGTAAACCTTTCAACACAGTTAAAATTGACACAACAGAAAATAATTATGGATTATTTAAATATCAAGTAGCAGGTTATGTTAGAGATGAAGATGTTGATCATGTTGTGATTAATGAGTCAGCATTATTAAATTATGATACAACACTCTTCAAAGAAAAAGATAAAATATGGTTAGGATATACTTCTAATAATGATTGGAACGTTTATGAATATCTTAATACTAATATAACGATTACAGGATGGACTGCATCTGATAATATTATTTCTTTAGAATGTAATATTGCTCCTGATGTTAGTGTAGATGATATAATTGTTTTATCAAATCTAGATGCTCTTGATGGCTCATATAAAGTACAGAGTGTTTATAATAATATTATAGACATTTATACATTTAATTCTACAATCTTTACTATACAAGATAATATAACTTCCGGAATAGTTCATTTAATGAAATCATCTAGATTTGCTTCGTTATCGGCTGTATCGGCAAATAGATATAACACTAAGAATATACTTGGTGACACTATCTGGGTAGATACTGATAAAGACGGTAATTGGTTAGTTTTGGAAAATCAAAGTGCTTTTACTAAGTCTGAAGTACCTGCAAGATATCAAATAGCTAATCAATTATATGGTCACGAAGTTAAACTTAGTGCTGATAATAAATGGATGTTCGTTACTTGTTTAAATTATAAGTCAGGAATTATAGTTGTATATAATCGAGCATCAAATACAGATACTTGGACTTTCGTACAGCCAATAGTATTTCCTGATACATATTTCTCCGATTCAAATTCCGATTCAAAATTTGGAACAAGTATTGATGTTACTGACGATGGATCTGTTGTTGTAGTTGGCTGCACAGATGTTAGTAATTTAACATATGATTCTAGTTATTATAATACTTACGGGATTTACTTTGGAGTTGATATTGGACCACCAAGCAATAGAGTAAATCAAGGAGCCGCTGTAGTATATGTTTACAATTCAACTACCAAAGTATACGAGTTAGATGCTGTAATTGGATCTTACGTACAAACTGATAATGAGAAGTTTGGTAATAAAGTAAAGATAGCAAATGATGGAACTAATCTTTGGTTGTTTGTTTCTAGTAAAAATTATAATAACGATAGTGGAAGAGTACAGATATTTAGAAAGACTAATGGATTCTGGAGAGCAAATGCTCAAACTACATTAGGATCTTCTGGAAGTACTGGTGATATGCGTGGATACGATATTGATTGTACTAACAGTGCAACTAAAGTTGTTATATCTGCTCCTTATGCTTCTAATGGTATATCAAAATCTGGAGAGGTTTTAGTATATGAGAGAGTAGGAAATACATTTAATCTTATCGCTCAAATAAATTCTAGTACATTAGTTTCAGCAGTTGTTAACGATGTAACAACAAATACTTACTTAGATGATAATGATTATTTTGGATATAGTGTTGCTATTACTAAAAACTATCTGTTTGTTTCGGCACCTGGTCACGATACTTATGGATCTAATGTTGGTGCTGTTTATAAGTTTTCCTTAACAACTAATACTACTTTTAATAAAACTTACAAGTTATCTCAATTGATACTTCCACCTATCGTTAATACTAATGAAAGATTTGGTACTAAACTATCAATTAATCCTTTAAATACTGTTTTAGCAATATCAGCAATTGGCGGAAATAGTATAGTTCAAACAACATTTGATGGGTATTCTGAAAGGATATCATCAGCAACTTACGAATTAAATCCTGACAGCATTAAGATAACCGGAACTACATATGACGGAAACTCAACATCATTTTATGATAATGCATTATATACTGGTGCTGTTTATGTTTATAATAAATTTGATGAAAATTATATCTACGGTGATAGATTAATACCAGTAGAATTTTTAGAATCAGATGATAAATTTGGTTCATCTATTTCCGTAACTGATAATTCTATTATTGTTGGAACACCTAGTAGACTTGTTGGAAACGAGAGACGAGGTACAGTTTTTGTATTTGATTATAATAAATTAAGTTGGAATATTAAAAATTCACAGAATTCTTTAGTTGATATTTCTAAATTTAAGAAAGCATTTATCTACAATTCAAAGCAGAACACACTGATTGAGTCGCTTGATTTCTATGATCCACTTAAGGGAAGAATACCATCAATTGCAGATCAAGAACTCAAATATCAGACTTACTACGATCCTGCCGTGTATCAATATGGTGTTGATACAGAAGTATCTGTTGATGAGAGTATGCCATGGACCGACGAACATGTTGGTGAATTGTGGTGGGATCTATCCAAGGTAAAGTTTACTTGGTATGAACAAGGTGATTCAACTTTCAGGAATAATAACTGGGGCCGTATCTTTACAGGTTGTACAATTGACATATATGAATGGGTTGAAACTACATATCTACCAAGCAAGTGGGCTGAGTTAGCAGATACAGAAACAGGTGTTGCTCTTGGAATCAGTGGTATACCAAAAGATATAGACAACTTCACATGGAGTAGTAAATTTAAATACGATTCGATTAGCGGAACTAAAACTACCCTATATTACTATTGGGTTAAAAATAAAAATATAGTTCCTAATATTAGTAGCCGATACTTAAGTTGTGCTGATGTAGCCAGATTAATTTTAGATCCTAAATCTCAAGGTTATCAATATGTCTGTATAACAAGTGAAAATACACTGTCCTTAACTAATATCGCAAATAAGTTAATCGACACTGATATATCTTTAAATCTACAATTTTATGAAGTAGAAAATACTGATTTATTAGTACACAGAGAATATGCTCTAATAGCAAAGGATGATAAGAATGCTATTATTCCTCCTTCGATTGAAACTAAATGGTTTGATAGTCTTATCGGATCAAATATCAAAGGTCAATCACTACCTGATATGAAGCTTAATAAAAAGCAAAGATATGGTAATTTAAATAGCCCAAGGCAGTCTTGGTTTATCAATAGATTTGAAGCATTAAAGCAGTTATTTGAGTACACAAATACTGTATTAAGAACTGTATCTACTCCGATAGTAGATGAGATTAATTTTGAAAAATTAAATAAAAATGATCCAATTCCTACATTGATGTCAGGAACAATTGATAAAATTATTGATGTTCATTATGAATTAAAATTTATCGGAACAGTAAAACTTAAGACAGCCAAACTTTCAATACAAGTAATAAACGGAAAATTAACTAATATCTTTATAGATAATCCTGGATATGGTTATGGTTGTAATAAAGTGTATGCACATGATATTTTTGGTGCTCCAACTTCTTGGTACGGTCCCGAAGTTGATATAAATGGAACTGGAAAAGGCGCTAAAGTACAGACTGTAATTAATGCACAAGGTAAAGTTATAGAGGCTTTAATAATTAAAGCAGGAGAGCAATACGATAAAAATGACACGACTCTAATTGTAAGAGATTTTACTGTTCTAATTAATAACGATGAGGAATCGAATAATTCGTGGAGTATGTACAGGTGGAAATCCTTAACTAACGAATGGGTAAAATTTAAAACTCAATCATTTGATGTAACACGATATTGGAAAAAGAAAGATTGGTATTTAAACGGATACGGATTAGATTCTGATATCATTTATCAAATTGATCGAACAGTTGATCTTAATGGTCTTCCATCTAATGTTGGAGATATAGTTAAGATTAATAATATCGGTTATGAAAATTGGTTATTGTTAGAAAGAATACAAGTTACAAATGATCCTGATTTTACTAAAGATTATCGAGTAGTAGGAAAAGAAAATGGAACTATTGAATTTTCCGATAAACTTTATAATCTATATAAAGATTTAGGATTTGATACTAAGAATAGTTATGATTTAGGATTTTACGATCAAAGTGTATCTGAAGAATTACGTATAATATTAGAAACATTGCGTGATAATATTTTTATTAACAGCCTAAGAGAAGAGTATATAAAGATATTCTTTAATAGCGTTTACTATGTTTTAAGTGAACAATTATATACTGATTGGTGTTTTAAAACTAGTTTCTTAAAAATTAATCATTCTGTTGGATCTCTCAAGCAGAGAAAAACTTTCCAGAGTGACGAAGTTGCTAGTTATGAATCATTCTTAGAAGAAGCTAAACCATATAAGACTAAAGTTAGAGAATGGGTGACTTCTTATGATTCGTTAGACACTTCTGATAACGTAATAACAGATTTTGATTTACCATCATATTACAATGTTAATAACAAACTAATTGAAAGAACACGAATTTCAAGTGATAATGTTGAGTTATATCCTTGGAAAAATTGGTTTGATAATTACAAATATCAAATTACAGATATAGTGTTAACAGATAGTGGAAGTAATTATGTAAACACTCCTATGGTAATTATTTCCGGCGGCGGCGGTTCTGGCGCAAAGGCATCTGCTTATCTTGCAAACGGAAAAGTTTATAGGATTGCAATTGATGATCCTGGTAAAGGATATACATCAGTTCCTACAATATTCATAAGTGGTGATAACGGTAATAGTTCTCCTACTAGAGCAAAGGCCCATGCTAAAATTGGTAAAACTTTAGTAAGAACTAATTCTATTGGTATGAAATTTGACAGAATATCTTTTGGAAAAGAAATTAAGAATTTTAGATATACTGATAGTTTTAAAGGTACAGGAACTCAAAAAACATTTAAATTGACATTTGCTCCTGAAATTGAAAAACATAAATTTACAATTCTTATCAATGATATTGAATATTATGGATCACAATATGAGATTTCTATTGTAGAAAGCAAACATGATAGTTATACAACATTTGATGGCTATATTATTTTCGCAATAGCACCGATATCAGAGTCTAAAATTACAGTAACTTATGATAAGAATATTGATTTATATTCGGCTATTGATAGGATTGATTATGCTTATAATCCGACAGCCGGACAGTTTGGTATTAACTATATCTATAATCCAGTTACAAAAGAGTATGAAAAAGATTTCAGTCAGTTAATGACAGGAATTGATTATAGTGGTGTAACTGTTACTAGTATTGATTTTGAAATTGCTGGTGGTTGGGATGTACTAGATTGGGATATATCTGCCTGGGACGGAATTATCACAAGTAATGATGATCAAGTCGAAGTAGTTACTGGTAATCCACCTAATAGAGTTTATACACTTCAGTATATTCCATTAGTCGGTGAACAGATTAATGTTTATCTAACCTATGCCGGAACTACAGAAACTACAGATAATGTTAGATTAAATTATAATTTCCAAGGAAACGGTACTGATAACACACTAACAATCCCTTCAACTATAACATTACATACAAATGATCTATTAACTTTCCGTAAGAGTACAAGTGACGGATCGATATTGATAACAGATAGAAGTTTAATTGATTCTACTATAACCGGCGGAGATTTCTCAGTACATTCTTCAGCTTATGGTATTGCCTCTGAAGATTTAATTATTGATGGTGATGGATTTGTTACTTCTGATACAGGGCATGGTCCTGAGGAATTAGTTTCGGGACAAGTCTTTGATACCCTATCAGTTAAAGTATATCATACACCTTCATCAGGAGGACCAAATGTATATGTTTATAACTATACCGGTAATGGAATTAATAATGTGTTTAACATTGATCAACTACCAGCAACGAACAAAAGTTTGATAGCGATAGTTGATAATGTATCGGTAGAATTTTCAATTGATTTCATGGATAAAACAGTTACTCTTGTTAATACTCCTGATAATAACTCAAGGATAGTTCTTGCTGTATTTGATACTGCTGGATATGATATCCTAGATAAATTACTAACAATTGGAGATGGAAATACTCAAGATTTCTTAACAGCAGCATATTATTCTAAAGATAATATTACAGTATATGTAACAGTTGATGGTATTGAAGTTGGAGCAGATATTAAGTCTAGCGATAACACATATGAAGTTGTAGGTAACGTAGTAGTTACACTTAACGAAAAACCAGCAATTGATTCAGTAATACAGATTATAGTATTTTCTGGAAACTTTAAGAAATATAGTAAAATGATAACAGAAAATATTGCTGTAGTATCAGGACAATCAATTTATAGTCTTGCTAACGTACCTGCGGTAAAAGGACCAATATCAGCAAGTGTATTTGTCGCAGTTGACGATGAGTATTTAATTGCTCCTAACTATAAAAATTATATCTATTCTAGTTCCTCATTAGAAATTGACGACAATAGATATCAACCATTTTCGTTAACCCAATCTAATATTAATGTTTATCGAAACGGTATAAAGTTAGTTTCATCAACAGATTATGTATTAAATCCAGCAACTAACATAATATCAATTACATCGAGTGCAAATGCCATTAATGGTGACGAAATTACTGTAGAAATACTTAAAACTTATGATTATCAGATAATAGGTAATCAATTGTTTATTTCTTATGATCTAACAGGTAAAAATACTATTAAAATAACTACTTTTACAAATCATGACATTGTTAAAATGAAGAGAGTTAGCAAAGGATTTAGTTTTGCTACTGGATTTAATCTACTTGGATTTGATATTTTTAGTGTACCATTTACAACTAATAACAGTGGTATTTTTGACTTACCAAATACATTATCTAATACTAGTGGCATATTTGTAGTATTAAGCCATAAAATATTAGAACAAAATATTGATTATGTAATACTTGATAATAGGAAGCAAATTAAAGTTATATTACCTCTTATGTTAGATAGTAGTGATTACATTGAAATTATTACTACAAATAGTCAAACAGTACGTCCTAGTTTTGGATTTAATATATTTAAAGATATGTTAAATCGTGTATCATACAAGGTATTAGATAAAACTAAAATTACTAAACTTGCTAAAGAATTAACTGTTTATGATACTGAAATTATTGTAACTGATGGGTCAGTACTAACTTCTGTCCTTAACAATCAAACCAAAGGATCTAGAATTCCTGGAGTCATTGAGATCAACGGAGAGCGGATTGAATACTTTGTAAAGAATGGTAATATCATTAGTCAATTAAGAAGAGCTACTTTAGGTACTAGTATTAATAGCATTGTCCCTGTAGGTACCCAAGTTTTTGACATCGGATCTAAGTTAAATATTCCATATTCTGATTCAGAATCTAAAAGAACAGCATATGGTGATCACGTAATACCAACTGATCCGACATCTCCATTAAAACAAGTTTTTGATTTAGATTTTATTCCAAGAGTAACTACATTACCTAGTCCGTATTTTTATAACGATACCTTAGATATAAATGGAACTTGGTATAGAAAAACTACAATTTCAACATCTGCAACACCTGCAGGTACTTTTATTATAGGTAGAATTTATGTTATTGACTTTAAAGGAACTACTAACTTTAAAGCATTTGGAGCATCTGAAAATAAAATAGGAATTAAATTTAAAGCAACAAGTGTAGGATCTGGTTCTGGAAAAGCATTACTAGTCACTTACCCAAGTATTCCTGCAAATTTTGGACAATGCGATGGAATTGAAGTATATGTTGGTGGGCGCCGATTAAACAAATCTCCTATGTCAATATATGATCAAACTATGGGACAAGATAGTTATAATGGTGTATCTGATAAGCAGATTGAAGCAGAATTTTCAGTTGATGGTATTAGCAAGTCAGTAAGACTAACAGTGGCTCCAGCAGCAGGAGAACGGGTTGTAATCATATCAAAATTAGGCAAGATATGGCAGAAATATGATGAAAAGATTCCGTTAATTTTTAGTAATACTCCAGTTGCTAAGTTCCTAAACACAAGAGAGGTAGATTTACCTAAATAAATAAGAGAGTGACAATCATGCAGACAAAAGATAGTAAACCTAAAGAAACTAAGGATCAGGATAAAGATATGAAGACACAGCCTAATGAAACGGGACCTTTCCATATAGAGGGACATATTAAAATATTTGACCCAGAGTCAGGTCATGTCTATATCAATAAACGTAATGCTATCCATTATGAAAATATGAGTTTAGCATTAGCACAGAGTCTTGCTAATAGTGGACAAGGTACTATCTATCAGATGGCATTTGGTAATGGGGGAACAATTGTTGATCCTACGGGAATCATTACTTACTTAACTCCAAATAGTGTTGGCACCAACAGTACTCTTTATAATCAAACATATAAGAAAGTAGTAGATGATCGAAGTGTATCTAATACTGATCCTACTCGTAATAAGATAGAATGGGAACATCTTACAGGTACTACTTATACTGATATTAAGGTATCTTGTTTGTTAGATTACGGTGAACCATCCGGGCAGGAAGCATTTGACAATGGCGATAATAGCGGAGACTATGTTTTTGACGAATTAGGTCTCAAAGGATTTGACCCAACTGCAACCGATAACGAAGGAAAATTATTAACTCACGTAATGTTCCATCCTGTACAAAAAAGTTTAAACAGATTAATACAAATAGATTATACAGTTCGCATTCAGAGCTTATCGGGGTTTAATGGATAATGGCTTACTTTGTCAAATACACAGATCAGATTCAAAATAATGTGCCTATCGAAATTCTCGATAACACTACTAATACTAGTACAAGTTTAGGATTTCCAGGTAGAAATCAAAAAGGGTATGCTAGTGTAATTGCTGAAAATTTCCTACATTTACTGGAAAACTTTGCAGCATCTACTCCGCCTAATCTAACACCTGGAATGTCTGGACAAGCAGTTACTGGGCAGCTTTGGTACGACACCACTGACGGTGTTGAGGAATTAAAAGTTTATGATGGATCTTCTTGGAAATCCTCTGGTTCATTAAAAAAAGCATCTAGTGAACCTACTGTTAGTAACAGTGTAATTGGAGATTTGTGGGTTGATACTTCTAATCAACAGTTGTACCTTTTTAATGGTGGTAAATGGATATTAGTAGGTCCTACATTTAGTAGTGGTCTCTTAACTGGATCTAAACCTGAAGCAATTGATGATGCTACAACAGCACAAATAACTCATGTGACTTTATTAAATTATGTTAATGATTCTGTAGTTACAATAGCAAGCAATAGTACTTTTACTCCAAAATCTGGTATTTCTGGATTCTCTATACTTAAACCTGGAATAAATTTAAATTCTGATTCTTCGTACAAGTATTGGGGTACAAGTGAGAAAGCTGAAAATCTAGTTGATGGTACTAGTGTTTTTCCTGCTAGTAGTTTTCTTAGAAAAGATAATAATAATGTTACAACACAATCTTTTACAATTGCCAATAATTCCGGATTACTTATTGGTGATAATTCTTCACTACAACTTAACATAGACAATAACAGAGGTGTTTTATATTATTCTAGAACACAATCAAAATTAGATTTTAGAGTTAATTATGATCCAACAAAGTCTACAGGAACTACATTAATAAGTTTAGATTCTGAATTTGGTCGCGTTGGAATCGGTATTGACAATACATCACCTACAGCATCTTTATCAGTTAAGGGAACTAGTAATTTTACCGAAACAATGAGAATTGTTTCTACAGAAGATACTACTGATGCTTCTAGTGGTGCATTAATAGTAAGTGGTGGAGTTGTTTTTAGTAAAACGTTACGTGTTAATGATACAATTAATGCATACGGAGAAATAATTACTACTTCTATAGTTCCAAGAACAACTGCTATAACCGAAACGGGGTATACTGTTGGATCATTAGATTTTGTATTTGCTGGGATGTATGCTAATAGATTTCATGGAAATTTAACAGGAAATGTTATAGGAAATGTTACAGGAAATATTACAGGAAAATCAACAGGACTAACTAGTCTTACAAAGTTTACAATGACAGGTGATATACGAAGTGGTGGATTCAGTTTTGATGGATCCTCATCTCTTGTACAGGCTGGATCGTTTACAAGGAATCAAGAGTATAAAATTGCAACTCTAGGTGATACTAACTGGAATGCAATTGCTGGTACAAGCGGAGCAACATATATTGTTGGAATGGTTATTACAGCAACCATTCCTGGAGCAATTACTAGTAATCCAGGTACAGCATGGACTTCACAGATTTGCAATTTTACTACTACAGTAGATTCAGATTTTGTTAATAATAAATCTTCTCTTACAACTACTTTATATGATACTGATGAAATATTGATAAACAGACCTGAAATTCCTGGTAAAGGTGTTAAGGGATTATATAAGACTACTAAAGCAAATCTTCTTACTAACCTACCATTTGTTCCGGTTGGATCAATTTTTCCGTTTGCCGGAAAAACAATTCCAAAAGGATATTTACTATGCGATGGAAGTGAAAAATTAATAGGTGTATATAGTGATCTTTTCGATCTCATCAAATATACATACACTCCGGATACTGCTAGTTTAGTTGGTAAGGGTACATTTAAACTTCCTGATTTAAGAGGTAGATTCCCCTTAGGTTTAGATAATATGGACAACGGCGATACAGTTCCAGATAAAAACGAACAAATAGTAAATGCAGGCTCGTTCATTACTGGTCAAATATATAAAATTCACTTTTTAGGTAATCCTGGTACTCTTACTGACTTCGTGTCACTAGGTGCTAGTAGAAGTGAAATTAATATCGTATTCACAGCAACAGGACCGGGTAGTGGATCAGGGACTGCTTCATTAACTAGTACAAGTTATATCGATAGCGGCGGCGGCGCAGCAAATAGAGTAACTGCTGATACGGCTAAAAATCTAGGTCAAGGTGCCGGAGCAGAAATCTTAAGACCTGCTGTAAATGGTATCATTGGATATAGTGGATCTAAAGGTGATATTGATTCTAGATCAATAATGAATCCATATTTGGCCATTAATTATATAATCTATGCTGGAATAACTACAGCAGACGGAGCAACACAATGACCTATACTATTAATAAATCTAACGGAACAAAATTAGTTGATGTGCTTGATGGAACGATTGATGAGACAACTAATCTTAAATTAATAGGAAAAAATGCTACTACATTTGGAGAAGCACTTAACGAAGATCTTGTTTTCCTCTTAGAGAATTTTTCTAATTCTATTCCTCCTAGTCGTCCATTAACTGGACAGATATGGTACAACACTGCGGATTCTAAACTACAAGTTTATTCAGGATTAACAGGCGGATGGAGGACAGCTGGATCTCCGATCGTAAGTCAGACACAGCCCGCTAGCCTTACTACTGGCGATCTTTGGATTAATAGTTTTGATAAACAACTTTATTTCTTTGATGGAACTGCTTTAACTTTAGCTGGTCCTATATGGTCTGACAAGCAAGGAACAACTGGATTCGTTGCTGAAACATTATATGATGAATTTGGTAACTCTAAACCAATTTTAAAACTTTGGGTTAACAATGTTAATTTAGGAATGTTTTCATCTGCTGAATTCGTACCTGTTCCTGCAATGACCGGTTATACTATAATAAGAAAAGGTTACACTTCTAATTCAGCGGTTTCGAGCACATTTGATCTTATAGCAATTGATTCTACATTATTAGGTGGTGTTGCGGCGTCTGGATATTTAAGGAGAGATAGTATCTCCAATGGTGCATCAACAATGACGGTGCCCCTTTATGTTGCAAATAATTCTGGTGTAACTGTTGGAACTACACAAAATGCTCAATTTAAAGTTAGTGGATATAATTTACAGATAGAAAATACTAGATCTAATGGTAATATATCTATTAGGACTACAAAAACATCTGGTACTGATATTATAACCGATAACATTGTTATTAGTGCCTCAAATGGATTTGTAGGTATCAACAACTCGTTACCCAGTGTTCAACTCGATATTACTGGAAATATTAAAGCATCTGGTACTAGTGAATTTATCGGAAATCTCTATGTCAATACTGACAAGTTTACAGTAGCATCATCGACTGGTAATACTGTAGTTGCTGGAACACTAAATGTAACAGGGTTGTCAACATTGGGTTCAGCAAAGATTAGTAGCCTAACTAGCGGTCGTGTGTTATTAGCAGGGTCATCAGGATTAATACAAGATAATAGTAAATTAACATTTAATAATTCTACTTCTACTTTAGCTGTTACTGGTAATTTAACTGTTAGTGGTAAAATTCTCACAAAGCCAATTGCACTTTCATTAATTGATAATGATATATTAGTAGGTACTGATGTGGTAGCAGGAACTATCACGATATTAAATCAACTTGCAAGTCCTAGCGACTATCTAGATACACAAAAAGCAATAATCCGCTACACTCATATAAACTTCCTTACAAGTTCAGTTGATAATAGTTATAATAAGAGTTATACCCTAACAGGAGGAGTATGGACTTTGGATAGTCCATAGTAATTGATAAATATTTCATAAGTATGACCAGGAGCTATTAGTATGCCATATGAATTAAAACGATATAATAACGATAGATTAGTCACTGTACCGGATTCTCAAAACGATACTCTTACTACATCTTTAACATTCATAGGAAAGAACTTTGCCGGATACGGTGCAGATCAGAATGAAAATTTCCTTTATCTATTGGAAAACTTTGCTAGAGGAACAGCTCCGCAGAAACCAATTACAGGACAGATATGGTATGACTCTCAGGCTAAAAAATTAAAGTACTATGATGAGACTATTTCTGGTACTAATAAGTGGCGCACAACTGGAGGATCATATGTAGGAACGGTTGATCCTTCGCAGACAAATGCACTTAATATTGGTGATCTTTGGTTTGATGAAGACACTAAGCAACTAAAAGCATGGTCAGGCTTAACTTTTGTATTAGTTGGTCCACAGGCTGTTAGTGGCGCAGGCACAACAAATTTAGAAAGCGTATCTGTAACTGATGATGTTGGTGGTACACATCCTATAATTAAAGCATCGATCGGTGGTATTGTTATGTACATTATTAGCAATTCCTCATTTACTCTTGCTAGCAGCAATTCAATAACTGGTTTTTCTTATATAAGAGAAGGTATAACTTTAAAGAATAGTAGTACTACAGGAATCACAGACATTGCTGCTTCAACTAGATTCTGGGGAACAGCATCAGATTCTGATAAATTAGGTGGATTAGCAGCCAATACATATGTACAAAAAGGTAGTGCATCTTTCAGTGCTTTAGCAGCATTTCCAAATGCAGGTATTACTATTGGAAATCCTGCTCTTATTAAGATCTTTGTTGACGAGTCAAATAGTAATCTAGGAACTATCCAGAATTTAATATCAAGTACTTTGTCAATTAAGGTAAGAAATCCAAGCACTAATGATACATTAAATCCAATCGTAGTTTCTCTTTATAATGTAAATCCTGGAGCACATCAGACATATGATTTAGGAACAGATGCATTACAATGGAATAAGTTATATGCTAAAGATGTTTATGCTACAAATTTCCATGGAGCATTAGTCGGCGGTACCTCAGAAAAATCTGATACATTAAAATATGCTAGAGCAACTCCTGTTAATAGTTATGTATCAGCAACAGATGAAAGCGTTGCTAACACTATCGTTGCTAGAGATAACAATTCTAATTTTGCAGCAAATATTATAACTGCTGTAGCGACACAAGCACGATACGCTGACTTAGCAGAAAAATATGATGCAGATGCAATTTATGATCCAGGTACAGTTGTTGTGTTTGGCGGAGTTAGAGAGATAACAGTTACAACTATCGAAGAAGATACAAGGGTCGCTGGAGTTATTTCAACTAACCCGGCTTATCTAATGAATGTTGAATCAGAAGGATTAGCAGTAGCACTGAGAGGTAAAGTTCCTTGTAAAGTAATTGGTCCAATTAAAAAAGGTGATATATTAGTATCATCATCAGTACTTGGTTATGCTATGGCAAGCCGCAGTAATAATCCGTTGGCTGCATCTATTATTGGAAAAAGCTTAGAAGACAAGTTTGATCTAGATCTTGGAACCATAATGATAGTAGTTACATAAGTAAAAGAGATAAATTAAAGAATAGGAAGAATGTAAGATGGTCGCAAATACTGATTTAATAAGTGCAGCTGAATATAATTATTCTAGGGGTTTAGTTTCGGGTATTCTTACTAGTTATGGGTATACTGCTACTGCTGTTGCTGTTACTGGCGGAACTACAATCGTATCAGCACAGACTTCTGCTTATCAGTGGCTTGCATTAGTTGCTGATATGAATAGATGTGCAGCACACCAAGGAACAACTCTTACATTACCATCTGCAGGAAGAGTAGCATCGGGTAACTTAGTATATGCGACAGATATTACTCTCTTTAGAACTGCTGCTGATTTATTAGATGCTAACAGATATAATATTGCTGAAGCTAGTCTTGTTACATTAAGGAATCCTCAGAGAAATGATACATATCCTGGTAGTTATTGGGGCGCTGCTGCTGGTTCTGTCTCGCATAACTTTACGATTACATTTAATGATGCTACCCATATAACTAGTTTCTTCAATGCTGGCGGAAAAATAGTATGGAATGCAACTCGCACTGGCGGCGCTGCTACACTACAGAATTCTAACTGGGAGACTCTGCTTAATAGTTTAGGAACGGTGCTATATGCTTATAATGAAACTAAATGGGGTGCATCTACTGATAGAACTGGAAATTTTGGATATAAAACTACACCAACAGCGTCATCGGGTATACTACTTGTGCAGCAAGGAACTGATACTGCTAGTTCGGTTCGTGGTACTTTTTATGCTGATAATGATTGTACAATAAGTGTAGTTAAGAGTGCAACTGCAATTACCTTTAGTGTATTATTTAGAGATGACGACAAAACTGTTGCTATTGGTGCAAATCCTAACGGTGCTGAATGGGGAAATTATGACTATGTTGACGGACTTCTACAATCTTTTGTTAAAGTTCTTAGACCATCCGGTGCTAATATAGATATTGCTGTTCCAACGTATTCCTTTACAGCAGAACTTACATAATCAAAACTTGATTTCCTAATAATTCTAATGTATAATTACATTATTATTGGAGATTTCATATGGATGACAGATTAAAATCTGCTCTCGATGTAGCTAATCGAATGGTTACATTTAATACTCAAAAAGAATTAATAAAGCAAGAATATAAAGAAAATTGTCTTTACTACGAAAATGGGCATCAATTTACAGTTAATCGAGAACTTATTAATTTTTTAACATCACTTATCCAAATGGGATATACTGAAGATGTAGTAGTCGTTGATGATTTTGAAAATCCATATATGATATCTAATATTGAAGATTTTCGTTCTGCTATTTTTGATATTTACGCAGAAACAAGTAATCATTATTATCAAAAATATATCGAATTAAAGAAAAGTCGTTCGGTATTAACGATGATTGGAATATAAATGTCATTGGGTGTATTAATGTTTGCCCATAATAATCGAGAAATTGATTACGGTACAATGGCATATGTATCGGCTAGATATGTGAACAAATATCTAAATGTACCAGTGAGTCTAGTAACAGATTCTAGTACAGTTAGATGGTTAGATAATAAAGATCCTAATATAATAAAATTCTTTGATAAGATTATCTTAACTGATAACATACCCCAACCTAATAGGCAGGATAAAAGATTTTATGACGGGTCTTTAACTTTTAAAAGGATACCTTTTAAAAACGGATTTCGTTCTCGAGCGTATGAGTTAAGTCCTTATGATAAAACTCTAGTAATAGATACTGATGTGTTAATTAAGAATGATAGATTAAAATATATATGGAACTCTAATACAGATTTTATGATTAATTCTAAACATATTGATATTGCACAAAATCGAGAGACTATGGAATTTAAAAGAGTTAGTGATCATACTATTGATTTTTATTGGGCTACAATTTTTTATTTTGAAAAAACAGAATGGACAAAAACTTTTTTCAATCTCTGTCAATTTATAGTTGAAAACTATGAATATTATAAATTCCTTTATCAGATATCATATTCAGTGATGCGCAATGACTATGTTTTTAGTATCGCTATTCATATAATGAATGGGTTTAATAATTTGACAAAGCCAGATACATTGCCTGCAGATTTATACTATACTGTTGACAGAGATGAATTGTATCAGATTAATGATGATGGAACATTAATTTTTTTGATACAGAAAGCAAATGTTCTTGGAGAATATACTCTGGCTAAAACAGGAAATCAAAATATACATATAATGAACAAGTACAGTTTTAATAGGAACACTTCAAGATTATTGGAGGTGCTAAATGACAACTAAGGGTTATGTAATATTAGCACAGAATAATAGTTCTAATGACTATGTACGTATGGCATATGTCTTGGCTCTTTCTATAAAGTTAACTCAAAAAGAAATTACATCTGTTTGTCTTATTACAGATGTTCCTGACGCGGTTCCTCATCATTGTAACAAAGTTTTCGATCATGTTATACAAATACCTTGGTATGATGATGCACTAAATTCAGAATGGAAGATAGAAAATCGATGGAAGATTTATTACATTACTCCATATGACGAAACTATATTACTTGATGCTGATATGTTGTTTTTAAGCAATGTTGATAACAGATGGAAATTTCTTAACAAGAATTATGATTTATTCATTACTTCAGATGTGTTGACTTATAGAAATGAATTAGTGATTGATAATTATTATAGAAAGGCATTTGTAGAAAATAAACTACCAAATACTTATAGTGCTTTTACATATTTTAAAAAATCAAAACTTGCTGATGAATTTTGGTTGCTAGTTGATATTATATATAAAAATTGGCAAGAATTTTATAATAGATTTCTACCAAACTATAAACCAACACATCTTAGTATGGATGTAGTATTTGCATTGGCAGTAAAGATATTAGATATAGAAGACCAAATTACAACACCATTTACTTATCCTACCTTTATACATATGAAAAGTCGTATACAGAATTGGGGAAATATTTCTAACGAATGGACAGAATCTATAACACCCTATATTAGCAACGAAGGTAAACTTAAAATAGGTAATTTCCAGCAGACTGGTATATTTCACTACACGGAGAAGAAGTTTTTAAATAGACATGTAGAGAATGTATATCGAACGATATATGAGGAAAGATTAAATGGATCAAAATGAAAAAGATGCAATTGAAGAATTGCTTAGAGTCCTCTCTGAAAAATCTAATCCAATGTACTATTTTTATTACGATCCCTCGACTGGTGAAATAATACATATGCGAAATTATCTAGAAGTAGATAAATTACCACATATTGAAATTCCTCAAAGCGAAGTTGAAAGTAATATAATGTTTTCTTTATCTGATTATCAGATATTAGAAAAAGATGAAAAAATACAATTAGTTAAAAAAGAAAAAATAATTGATGTATCTAGAATATACAGTAATATAAAAGATATCAAACGACTATTCATTAATCCTATTAACGAAATATCTCACAGGATTTACCAGTATGATATATTAATTGAACAAGACACAATTAAAAAAGAATATAGAATAAGATTGTCTGATGTAATAAAAGATCATTCTGAAAAATATTTAGATTTAAATCAACAATTTATTTTTTATGTAACCAAAGATTATGATCCTAACATTGTTCTTAATACACTTTATACTTCATTCCAGGAATTGTTAAAATGTTCTAGTGTTACTATACCTTATAGTGATCATGATGAAATTTATTCTAATATATTTTCTTCTTATTCTTATGATTTTTTACATTTGGTGATTGTATGAATATTATGTTACATGATATTGATACTATATTCATTAGCTACGACGAACCTAATGCTGATAAAAATTATTCAGAATTAGTAAAGATATTACCATGGGCTAAACGTATTCATGGAGTTAAAGGCAGTGATAGCGCACACAAGGCTGCTGCTAATCTAAGTGAAACTGACAGATTTATTACAGTTGATGCTGATAATATAATAGATCCTAAGTTTTTTTCGCAGATTATTCTTTTAACAGATGAAAATAAAGATTATGTATTTTCGTGGTGCGGAAAGAATTCGATAAATGGTCTTATATACGGCAATGGCGGACTTAAATGTTGGACTAAAGATTTTGTCCTCAACATGAAGACACACGAAAATGCAGATCCCAATGACGCTGAAAGTGTAGTTGAATTTTGCTTCGACCCTAGATATTATCAAATGAATGAATGTTATTCTACAAGTTATATCAATGGCAGTCCTTTCCAAGCATGGCGGGCTGGCTTCCGTGAAGGAGTTAAGATGTGTCTTGATAGGGGAGCAAAATCTGAAAATATTAAAAGAGTTTGGTGGCAGAATTATCATAGATTATTAATATGGTGCAATGTTGGTGCTGATGTAAAAAATGGCGTATGGGCAATTTATGGAGCTCGGTTAGGTTGTTATCTTACAGCGTGTACTGAATGGGATTACACGCAAGTAAGAGATTTTGAGTACTTAACAGATTATTGGAAGAAACATGTTGAACATGTTGATGTTGAAAATGAAGTTGAAGGTATTGGAAATAATTTACGTCAAAATTTAAATTTAGAAATAGCAGATTTAGATGTTAATGCTTCTCGATTTTTTAAATCTGTATACCAAAATACCCCCAGAGTGATAGAAAGATAAAATGACAATGAGTAAGACTATTTGTGCTGTTCCGTGGATGCATCTAAATTTTGAACCTAATGGTAAAGTAGTGCCATGTTGTTTAACAAGTTATCATAATTATTTTGCAGGTGATCTTAATAAAGAGTCTATTGAAGAAATTTGGAATAGTCAAAATATGAAAGATCTCCGCAAGGAGATGATAGCAGGAAATGAACCAAAGATATGCAGTACTTGCTTCGATAGAGAAAAAGTAACTGGAGAGAGCGGACGCATCTATCAAAATAGAGAATTTAAAGATATAGTGGAAAAAATTCCAGATATCACTCTTGAAGATGGCACTTGTACTACTATGGATCTATTATATTGGGATTTTCGTTTTAGTAATCTATGTAATTTTAAATGTCGCAGTTGCGGTCCAAGATATAGTTCAGCATGGGTTTCTGATATTAAAAAATTAGGATGGAAGATGGAGGTGGAAAAGGTCACTAACATCGATTCTGTTGACGATGAGACTAATTTTGATTTTCTTAAAGATCAGATTAAGACAGTAAGAAAGATTTATTTTGCTGGAGGCGAACCTTTATTGATGCCAGAACATTGGCAGATATTAGAACTTTTAGTAGAGAACAAGAGATTTGATGTAAAATTAAATTATAATACTAATGCTTCTAATTTAACATATGGTGGGAAGAATGTTTTAGATTATTGGAAACAATGGGAATATGGTAAGTTAGAAGTTTGGCCTAGTATTGACGAGATAGGAGATCGTGCCGAACTTATACGTTCAGGAACTGTCTGGTCTAAAGTAGAAGATAATCTAAAAGAAATTTCTAAGTTTGAAAATATCATTATACGTCCGGGAATTACAGTTGGTGCTTGGAATGTTAATAGATTACCTGAGATCATATATCATCTAGTTGATATTGGGGTCATTAGACCAACATTGAAGCATAAGAATTTCTTTTTAAATCTATTATCTCATCCTACACATTATCACGTACATATATTATCTGATGATTATAGGAAATCTACGATTGAAAAATTAAAAAAATTTATGGTAGATTATGATAGAAATTATGGAACTAATATCGAGCCATTGTTTATTCACATTTTGCATGAACTTGAAAAACCATTTTCTCCTTCTGCTGCTAAAAAGTTTTTAGAAATTACAAAACAAATAGATACGATTCGTGATGAAGATATCTTTAGAGTTATTCCTGATTTAGAAGACATACGGAGAATAAATATATGATTAAGACGGATAAAGCATTAAAAGTAAATGCTATTAATTCTAAAAATAAAAATATGTTAGAATTAGAGTATGCGATACTGGATATTGATATATCTGATCGATGGATATCTCTTATTAATAAAAATAACGATCTTAAACGTACTTTAAGATATAATTATCGTAGAATTTTAACAGATTTAGAAGTTGAAGAAAAATTTCAAGATTTTAAAAATAACATTCTTTATATAAATGATCATTATGATAGGAAATTAACTGATATAATTTCTTTAGATTTCTTACATGGAAACCAAGATATATTAAATGATCTACATGAAGAATATGAGATTTATGGAGATAGGCTAGCAGAATTAGTAAATGACAGATATTTTGATGATCCTATGAAGAGTGTATTTTTTAATCCTATCTGGCCCGGAATAAGACAGAATAAAATTTTACACGAGGGATTTCTTTTATTAAACGAACAGATACATAATTTTGAAGCAATATTTCGTTCATATGGAAATAATAAAAGATTCTTATGCACTTGTTTGTTTGATTTTATGCCATCTGGCATACATGAAAATTTAAAACCAGAAGATTTTATGTTATTTTCTCCCGAGTCACAATGGGGATGGGCATATTTAGGATATAACACTTTAGGAAAACATTGGGGTAGTGCGTGTCATGATAATGATATAGAAGCAGTAAAAAGAAAAGCCATTAGACCACAACAAAGATTTGCTGCTGAAACTTACTTGAATTTTAATTTAAATTCTGGAGGATATTCAACCCGTGTTAAATTATATAAATGGTGGTTAAAGAATAATTTCAGTGAAATACATGATCCAAATATGAGATTGAATGAATTTTGTTTAGGATTTATTCCAATTGCAAAATTTACTGGTTATAAGATTAATAATCTCAATTGGACTACAATTGATGAAAAAACCAATCAAGAAGAATGGAATGCTAGTGTTTGGAGTTTATTTGATACTATAGATTCTGTAGAGATAATTACTAGATGAACCAAGAAAAGATTATAAGAGTAGAACAAAGTAAAGATAGTCCATTATACCTAACATGGATTATTAACAATATTTGTACTAATCAATGTAGTTATTGTCCAACATCACTTCATAACGGAACAAATCATAATTACAGTTGGGATAATGCTAAAAAGTTTTTTAAATTGTTATTTGAAAGATATCCAAAAATTCATTGTTCAGTAGCAGGGGGGGAACCAAGTGTTAGTCCATTTTTTCCAGAATTTGTAGAAATTTTTCGTAAAAATAATTCTACAATAGGGTTAACATCAAATGCTGCTAAAACTGTTAAGTATTGGGAAAGACTTGCCCCTGATTTACAATATATTTGTTTTAGTTGGCATTCGGAATTTATAGATAAAGATTTTGATGAAAAAGTAAAAGTTGCATCACAATATACTCCAGTAACTGTTAGGATAATGATGCATCCTGCTCACTGGGAAAAATGTGTAGAAAAGTTTAATAGTTATAAAAAACAAAATTCTGTTTTCTTTGAAGCTGTCCGTATACATTATTGGGGCGGCGGCTCTGATCTAAATGCGTCTATATATACTGATGATCAGTTACAATGGTTTAAAGAAAATGATAATGATAAATTTAAATTTATAATACCTAATTATAATAAACCTCCGTTAATTATGAAATCAATTTTTTATTTTAATAATGGAGAAGTTATTGAATACGGTAACACTGTGAAATATATTAATAATGGTCTTACTAATTTTAATGGGTATAATTGTGCTATTGGTCTCAGATCATTATTTATTGATTATCAGGGACAAATTCAGAGAGGAAATTGTTCAGTTGGTGGATATATTGGAAATATTAACGATTCGGATAATATTCAATGGCCTACTGAACCTGTAAAATGCAATATAAATCTTTGTCATTGTACAACAGATGTTGAGATTGAAAAATGGATTTAGATTTTCCAAAAGAATTAATGGAATTTTATGAAGCAAATAAATCGTTTTCGTCTCCTGTACACGATAATGTTATATCGTCACGAGACGATATAAATTGCGCATATTATCCTATAAAGTTTAATTTTGATACAGAATTACTTTTAGAAGAATGTAAGAGCGTAGATCATTTATATTTTAATCATAGAAACCAAGATAAGAAAAAAGGATATGGTCATCGAGGTTGGCAGAGTCTTACATTGCATGGAATAGACAAACATAAGACAGAACATTTTATTAGATATGGATTTAATACACTAGAAGAAGCAAATTATCATTGGACTGATGTATGTGAAAATGTTCCTAACCTTTATAAATTTTTGAGTAGTCTTCCTTATAAAATATTTGATCGTGTTAGGATTATGCGATTAGCACCATATGGTTATATAATGCCTCATACTGATGGAAATGGTCGGATATTCAGTCCATTGAATATCGCTATAAATAATCCCGATAATTGTCATTTTGTTTTTAAAGACAAAGGAATAGTACCTTTTGTTGCTGGCACTGGAATGATTATTGATGTAGCACAGGAACATATTGTTATTAATCAGAGCGACGAACCAAGATATCATATTATAGTTCATGGACATCAATCAAGTGAGTTTACAAAATTATGATGAATAAAGTTTATTTTGAAAACAAACCATTACATGGTAAATCTGTAGTTTTTGCTATCGTAGACCAAGCCAACGTCAAAATGAAGCATTTTAATCTTTATGAAAAAATGTTAGATATAACAAAATTTTATACTAATAAATTCCAATCGATAGTTGATTGTGAAATTTTATATTTTGATAATATAGATCAAGCATTGAATTCTTGTGATGAAACTGATATCATGATAATTCAATCTATTAGTAATCATATATTTTCAAATGTATTTGTAGAATATATTGATGATTATATTAAAGAAAATCCTGAATTCTTCTTAATTGGATTTACCCTAGATTGGCAAGATGATCGTTGGCTTGAACTACATAATCAGATGATAGTCATGAATATGAATAAATGGAAAGAATTAGGTAGACCTTCGTATGGTGGTTGGGAAAAGAAAGAAGAATCTTTACCTAATTACACTCGTTCTATTGAAAATTTTCATGATCATTATACTCCGTATTGGATCAAAGGTGAACCTGGAAATACTTTATGTAGACACGGACGCCAAGGTTGGAATATTCTCAAAACAGCCTTAGAAGCAGGAATAAAGATTGATAATTTTACCCAAGAAATGCGAGATTGTAGATTATATCTATATCCAGAAGCAGATAGTGAAACATTTTGGAATTGTATACAGGCAAAGCAACCGATAGATGATATGAATCCAAATCAAAAAAAATGGATTAAAAGTTTTACCCAACCCTCGAAACAAATATGGGTTTACAATAGCGAACGCTATAGTTTTCCACATAAAGTTGAGAATTTAAAGACCTATATCGGCCCTTGTGCTGGTTTTAAATTTTTAGATGTTTTAAAATATTCTGATAATGTAGAATTTGTCTTTTATGATTTTAATATTAAATCTATTGAATGGCTTCAATTTCTTAGAGAAACATGGGACGGTAGAGAATTTTTAAGATTTATTAAACGGCAAGAAGAATGGAAAAAAATTTACAAATTTATTAATAAAGATATCAATGACAATCAAAGAATATTATTAGAAGAATTTGGTGGTGAAGAACAGTTGTATAATCTTTGGCAAAAATTTTTAAAATGTAAAGTTACTTTTACGGTTGCTAATCTTTACGAAAAAGAGTCATTAGAAATTTTATCTAACTATGTATCTGGAAAAACTTTATTTTATTATAGCAATATATTTGCTACAGATTATATGATTAGGCATCATATGCTAACTGAAATTATTACTAGTCATAATAAAGTTATAGATATATTTTTATCTAAAAAGAATGTAATATTATACGGAACTAACCCTCTTTCAGAATGGAAAATACATCAAGGATAATTTAAAATGACAAAAATTCTAATTTATGGTGACAGTTTTTCTTCTTGTGAAAATTCCTTTTGTTGGTCATTTTTTTTAAAAGATCAATATAATGTAGAAGTAAGAAACAAGGCAATTAGTGGATCTAGTACTGAAAATGCTATGATTGAATTTGAATCTTCTATTAGAAATAATGAAATAAATGATGGAGATACTATTATATTCCAACTTAGTACACCTGGTAGATTTTATTTAAAAATACAGCGTGATTACCCTGAAACTGCTTCGTTATTTTATCACCCAGTTTCTCCTACTCATTATAAATACCAATGGTGGAAAGAAAATAAAAATCATATTGATTGGTATTTAGGTAATTTTGATAATCATGTTAACATTATAAATCATGAATGTTATATACATGTTATGAAGAATTATGCTGAATCTTTTCCTAATCAAAAAGTAATGGTTTTACAAAATACTTCTCAGGATATAAAATTTCCAATTTCACGAACACTATCAAATTTCTATATGCCTAATATAGATTTAAATAAAATTGCCGAAAACGAAATAATAGATTTTAAATCATATAACGATTGGTCAAAATATACCGGATGGGATTTTAGAGAAAATCATTTGTCTATTCCAAATAGACAAATATTAGTTAATTTAATCTATGAAAGTTTACAGACAGGAAACACTGATAATTTTACTTATGATAGATTTCAAAAAAATATCTTTAGAAGAATGGAAAATTTAGATCAATACTTGCATTATGTTACTAATGGTTATTTAAATGATGATCCTAGAAAAAGATCATCTTTTCAAAAATAAATCTTAATTAGAAAGATTACAAATGTATGATATAATTTTTATCAGTTACAATGAGCCTAATGCTGAAGAAAATTGGCAAAAATTAAAAGATAGATTTCCTATGGCTAAACGTGTAACTGGTATCAAAGGAATACATCAATCCCATATAGTTGCTGCTAAAAAAAGTTTTACTAAAATGTTTTGGGTAGTTGATGGTGATGCTATTATTAAAGATGAATTTAAATTTGATCACATTGTATCAGAATGGGATCTAAATACAGTTCATGTTTGGCGTAGTGAAAATCCTGTAAATGGATTAATATATGGCTACGGTGGAGTTAAACTTCTACCTACTAATTTAACTAAGAAAATGGACATATCTAAAACTGATATGACTACTAGCATTAGCAGTAGATTCAAGATAGCTAATGCGGTCTCAAATATAACAAATTTTAATACTGACCCATTTAATACTTGGAGATCGGCATTTCGTGAGTGTGTAAAATTGTCAAGTAATACTATAGATAGATATAATCTTAAAGATAATAAGGAAAGATTAGAGATATGGTGTACTGTTGGATCTGAAAAACCTTTTGGAAAATATGCTATACAGGGTGCTAATCAAGGTAAAGAATATGGTATTGCCAATACAGGGAATGTTGAGATGTTATCTAAGATTAATGATTGGGAATGGTTAACAAATGAATTTAACAAACTCTAATTTTCAAAATATTCCTTGGAATGATATAACTAGTTTTGGACAAAAAACTATGTTAAATAATCCTTTATTTTCTGTTAGTTGGATATTAGGAAGATTCTGTAATTATAATTGTTCTTATTGCTGGCCATATGCTCGTAGTGATAAAGTTGATCACTATAATCTTGATTTATATAAAACAACTATAGACGAGATTAAAAAACAAGCAAGATCTAACGGATTTACAGATTTTCATTTTAGTTTTAGTGGCGGAGAACCGACTGCTTATAAAGATTTTTTAAATTTAATAGATCACTATGCTAGTGATACTGATTCTAAGTATCAAAGTTTCCATATGACTAGTAATTGTAGTCCGGGATTAAAATGGTGGAAAAGATTAGTTAGTAAGTTGTCTCTTTTAGATAGAGCCAGTGTTACTGCTAGTTTTCATGCAGAATTTGCTAACGAAATAGAATTTAGTGAAAAATTATTATTTCTTCTTGATAATCAAATACATGTAACTATTAATCAAGTAATGGTTCCTGATCAATTTTACGAATATTATGATCGGTGTAAACGGTTTCATGATCGTGGTATATCTGTAACCTTAAAACCTCAAAGTAATGATACAGCTACTGAAATAGTTAATGGATATACAAAAGAAATGATAGACATTATGCAGACTGGATTTCCTCAACATGTTAAGCATGATGCTGTTTATCAGATCGAATTAACAGATTTCAACGGAAATAAATATGAATTTGATCAAGCTGAAAGATTTAATGCATTTGGATTTAATAGATTTAAAGGATGGAGTTGTAATAGTGGTTATCAAAGCATAATAATTAGAGGTAATGAAGTAAAAAGATCATATAGTTGTCATGACAATATATTAGGTACAATAAATGATAGATTTATATTATTTGATTCTCCTAAATCCTGTATAACTACTAGTTGTATTAGTAGTGCAGATTCAAAGGTACCAAAATGGAAATTATAGAAATTAAACAAAATTGGCCAAGTGATAGACTGCTAATAAATTATGCAATACATAATGTTTGTAATTATAGATGCCAATATTGTTTTAAAGGATCTAATGAAGGAACATATCGTTGGCCTAATCTTGAATTAGTAACGTCAAATCTATTGTATCTTATTGAATATTATAGGAAAAATTTAGGAAAAACACAAATGCAATTAAACTTATTAGGCGGGGAACCAACATTGTGGCCTGAATTATCTTTGTTTGTAGAAAGATTAAAAGATAAATTAGGAAATAAGATCTCAATAATGATTACTACTAATGGATCACGTTCGGAAAAATGGTGGGAACGAAATGGATATTTGTTTGATCATGTATTAATTAGTTGCCATCCGGAATTTGTTAATACAGCACATATAATAAATGTAGCAGATTTATTATATGAAAAAAAAGTTCATGTTGATACAAGTGTCTTAATGGATGTAATGTATTGGGATAGGGCTGTTAATATAATTAAAGAATTAAAATCTAGCAAAAGACGATGGAGTATTATTGCTTCTCAAGTCATTTATGACACGCCAAAATATTCTTTAGAACAAGAGGAATTTTTAAAAAAATATCTCAAAAGAATGCCTAATTTATTTTGGTTTTATAGAGTTAATAAAGAACATAATTATAAAGTATCTATTATTGATAAAAATCATAAAGTAACAAATGTAAAGAAAAATTATTTACTAATACATAATTTAAACTATTTTCAAGGATGGGATTGTGATATTGGTATTGATAATATTAGTATACAATTTACAGGAGATTTAACAGGCTCATGCGGAGAATTTTTATATAAATTAGATATTCCATATAATTTATATGATATTGATTTTGCACTTAAATTTAATCCTAAATTAATATCTACAACATGTAAAAAAATAGGATGTTTTTGCGAACATGAATATAATACTAATAAAAGAAAAACGGAATAAACTGTAAATTTCATGATAGTTGATATAGATCATATTTTATATTGGATGGATGCTATTCGTAATAGTGATGACAAATCTAGAACCTTAGAAAGTTTTTGGAAAGGTCAAATACATAGCAAGATTTGGTTAATAGATAAAATTATATCATATGTACCTCTAAAATCTATTAAGATAGTAATACATGGAGGATGGAATGGTGTATTATCTAGTCTTTTATTCCAATCAAATATCAAAGTTGATAAAATAACCTCTATAGATATTGATCCTTCTTGTGAAGAAATAGCCAATACTATGAATAAAATAGAAAAAAAAGAACGTAGATTTCAAGCAATAACTTGTAATATGGTAGATTATGATTATAGTTTTTTTCCAGATATTGTTATTAATACTAGTTGTGAACATATAGATCAAGAAACATATGAAAAATGGTTAAAAAAAATACCTAATGGATCCATTATTGTATTACAAAGTAATAATTATTTTGAATTAGATGAACATGTAAGATGCAGTAAAGATTTAAATGATTTTAAAGAACAGAGTAATATTAAAGTAATAGATTCTTCTATATTAGAATTATCAAAATATAATAGATTTATGTTAATAGGATATAAAAATGTTTAAATTTAAAGAATTAAAAATTATTCACTTAGAAATTACCAATAACTGTCAAGCAAAATGTCCTATGTGTTCTAGAAATTTTCATAGCGGATTACAAAATCCACTATTAAAATTAAATGGATGGACCTTATCTGATTTTAAAAAAATTATGTCAGTTGAAGTTCTTAATACGATTGAATTTATTTACTTTTGTGGAAATTTTGGTGATCCTATTTTAAACAATGATCTCATAAAAATGTGCGAGTATGTTAAGTCTATAAATCCAAATTTAACTATCTCAATACATACTAATGGTGGAGCTAGAAAAGCATCTTGGTGGAAAGAACTATTCCATGCCTTACCTAAAAATCATAACATTCATTTTGCTATAGATGGATTGGAAGATACACATCATCTATATAGAGTAGGAACAACATATAATGATGTTATTGAAAATGCTTCATCTTTTATTAATGAGGGAGGTATAGCAGAATGGACTTTTTTAAAATTCAAACATAACGAACATCAAGTAGAAGAATGTAGATCAATAGCTAAATCTTTAGGATTTAAAAAATTTGCCTTAAAAAATAGTTCTAGATTTTTAGGAGATCCAAAATTTAAAGTTTTAGATAAAAATGGTAATATTACACATTTTATTGAACCACCAAGTGAATCGCCATTGTCTCTTATTACTACAGATATAATTAATTCTTATAAAGAATTAGTTCAAGAAGCTGATATACAATGTATAGTTAAAGAAAAAAAAGAAATTTATATTGATGCTCATAAAAAACTTATGCCATGCTGTTGGGTGTCTTCAATTCCGTCAACATACAATGAACCAACTGGTGTTATTCCTGAATTTCTTGATAAGGAAATGAAAGATCAATATGCAAATCTCATAAAGGACTTAAAAGGAGAGAAGTTTTTAGATGCTAGATTAGGTATAAGGAAAATAATTGATACAGAAGAATGGCAGAATGTTTGGAAAAAATATTGGAATGAGGAAAAGATGATTACGTGTGCTAGAATATGTGGAAAGTTTAAAGAAGTTACAATTTCTCAGCCCAATGATCAATTTATAGAGACTGATTTTTATTAAATGTTAGTATAGTTTCTTTAATACTATTATTATTATTAAATTTTCCACAGATAATCGAACAAATTGGATTTTTCCCAGAATTCATTGATTTGTTCCAAGAATTTTTTATTTTTGTAAAAGTAGTTGATTGTATTATATCTTTTATGTCATTTTTATGTAGATCAATTTCGTCTTTATTAATTGACTGGTTAGCATGTTTAACCCAGTCATATCCCTTAGGTAAAAAATCATCTGGAATTTGCATTAATCCAGCAGTATGACAACATGGATATACTAGCCCTTCAGCAGATATGTATATATGACTAATCTGTATTGAGAAGCAATCTATGTTAGTTAAATTTAAATAATTTTCAACTGAGATCATATCATTGAAATCTAAATTAAATCCAGAGTAAGTATAATCTGGATTTGTACTATTCTCTACTTTATTTTTTTTATTTTGTGGTTGATTTATTAAATTTCTATGAGATTTTTTTATAAAGAAATTATTGAATCCTAAGGATTTAGATATTGATCTACATTCTTCTATTTGATGTTCGTTATGTTTAAATGGTATAAATTGCCATTCTGCCATTGCTCCGGTTGAAATATAAGATTTTATATTTTCTATCAGTAAATTCCATTTAACATTTATTCTATATATATGATTTGTATCTTCTAATCCATCAACTGCAAATATTACCTTGCCGTTTAATTTTAAAAGATTTCCAATATCGATCCACCAAGAAGTATCTTGTACTCCGCCGTTAGTACATATGTCAATAGATATATCTGGATTATGTGTTAAAAACCATTTAATAATCTCTGGTAATTCTTTGTTCATGGCAGGTTCTCCCATTACTCCAACAAATGAGAGACAACGTAAATTCTTAACAAATTCTTTCGATAGTCGTTCTTCAAAAAACTTTTTTGTTAAATTTACTTGTTTAAAAAAAGAAAGATCACCATTTCTACTTTCTCTTAGACAATGTGGACATCTTGCATTACATCTAGATGATGCTTCTATTTCTATTTTCTGTATATCGGAATTATAAAACATTGTATTCTTCAAAAATAACATTAAATTTTTTATCTTTTAATTTTTTTATATAAGGATTTAAAACTGATATATTATCACAATTAATTAGCACTTCTTTTGAATTTATTTTTTCAAAACCAGTTATTAATCCTTTTTTAATAGATCTATTAAAAAATTTCATTAGTATTAAATATGCTTCATGTTTCCAATCAAATTCATCACTTTCAATTGATAGTATATATCCCGGAGATTTAAATTTAGGTAGCAATACTCTTACATTTAAATGTATTCTGTCTCTACTGCCAAAATTTGATGCCACATGTGTAAAACTAGTATCCATGTGATATATGGTTCCGTTGACTGGAATATGATAATTCTTATTATTATCAAAATCTATTAATAAGCAATATGGATTAGTAGTTATTGCTAAATGTAAACGATCGTCTGGATCACTGTGTGCTATATACGATTCTCCGGGAGAAAGTTTTAATAATCGTGCTTCACCGATATTACCTAGAGAATTTAACAAATCTCCCAAAGGCGAGTTTTGAAATTCGCTTTTAATATTGTAAGGACCACTTAATAATTTACCATCTGTTTCATTTAAAATTATACTACTGTTAAACAGTCCTATATCTTTAACTTGTTGAATTATTGGAACAATATCAACTTTTGTATCTAACTTGGTAATCATGAAATATTTATTTGAATATTATTACTGGGTAAATATTCCATGGGTAGGAAAAAAATAGCATGTATTTATGATACTTCTGAACTAGAAGTTGATAGACCTCAACCCTTAACGGATTCTAAGATAGAAGAGTTAATAAACAATATTATTTCTAAAAAAATGAAACATGATATAACTGATCAAATATATGAAGATTTTAAAATAGAAATGTGTAATTGGTTAAAAAAATCTACATTAAATAACTTAGTTGGATTAGATACTTTTAATCGAATTGATATTTGTAATGGTTGTACCCAATTTATTGATTCTATATATATGAGAACAACTCCTCAGGTTTTTTTAGGAGATTACAAATATCATGAAAGATTAAATAAAAATATCCAATATAGTGAAACAGGAAAACTAAAAGAAAATAGTCCATTGCTAATTGCTATGCCTTTTCCATTATCTGGTTCCCCACATAGTCAAATGTCTAAAATATTAGATGAATGTTTAGAAAAAAATATAGATGTTTATATAGATGGTGCTTGGATAACTTGTTGTAGAGATATTGAATTTAATTTTTCGCATCCAGCAATAAAAGAAGTTGCTATTAGTCTTAGTAAAGGTTTAGGATTAGGATGGAATAGAATTGGATTAAGATGGACTAAAAATATAGAGCCAGATTCAATTAGTATAATGAATGATTTTCATATGAACAATAGAGTATTAGTTATTATAGGATTATATTTTTTAAGGAATTTACCCGTTGATTATCTTTGGAAGATACACGAAAATTCTTATTATAAAATTTGTTCAGACTTTAATTTGACCCCAACAAATGCTATACATTTAGCTCTTAAAGATAACAGTCCTGTCGGAATAAGTCCACTTATAAGGTATTTAGAAAAATATGTATGATAATAACATTGATAATGTAAATATACCATTTTCAAAAAAATGGAACAGTATTGCTATTGGATTAAGTGGCGGAGCAGATAGTGCTTTATTAGCATACTTATTATGTACACTTGTTGATAAGCAAATGGTACATATTATATCTCACACACGAATGTGGAAAACTCGTCCATGGCAAGGATATGATAGTATTAATGTTTTTATGTGGTTAACATCTCGATTTCCTAATATTAGATTTGAAAGACATATAAATTTTATAGCACCTGATATAGAATACGGAAATATAGGACCTTCTATAACAGATGAATATGGAAAACTAGTTAGTGGAGATAATATACAACAACGAGCCTATGCTGAATATATTTGTCATTATAATAATATTGATGCGTATTACAATGCTGTAACAAGAAATCCTAGAAATATAGATTTATTAGGAATGGCCGAGCGAGATATAGAACCTAACGAACAAAATCAACATTTATCAATAATGAAACATATGGGAGTGTGGGCGATACACCCATTTAGATTTGTTGAAAAATCTTGGATAGTAAAACAATATAAAGATTATGATATTATGGATCTCTTTGATTTAACTAGAAGTTGTGAAGGAGAATTTGAAGGTTTAGATTATAAGACATATAGCGTAGGGGAAAAAATTCCAGAATGTAGAGTTTGTTTTTGGTGTAAAGAACGTGAGTGGGCAATTGAACAAAATAAGTAAAACTTTTTGTATGCATCCTTTTACAGGATTAGCAACAAGAGGCGACGGTGCTATACTAGCATGTTGTCGAAGCCAACCTATTGGGTGGATACAAGATAATTCTTTAGAAGACATTTGGAATAATGATACTATAAGAAGTATTCGACATAAAGTATTAAATGATGAAAGACCTAATGAATGTTCTGCTTGTTTTAATTTAGAAGATCAAAATGTAGAAAGTTTACGACAACGACATATAAAAAATAATATTCCTGAATCTCGGGTTAATCTTTATCCAAATGCTTTGTTAAAGTTAGAAGATGATTTTTCTATGCCTTTTGAGATCCCTACAATGGAAATTAAACTTAATAATCTCTGTAATTTAAAATGTAAAATGTGTCATCCATTAGATAGTACTAGTTGGAATGATTGGAATCAAGTAGAATCTTTTTATAAAGACGAAGACAACTTTATGGTCGAAGCAATCAATAATCTTAACCTCAAGAAAAAACCGTATTTAGATTTTTTTGATGATAACCCTAATTGGTGGAATAGTTTTGAAAAAATAATACCATATTTTCAAAGGGCAGAGTTTGCAGGTGGGGAGCCGTTAATGGATCCACAACATTATCGTATTTTAGACATGTTAGCACCATACGGTCATCAGATTGAAATCAAGTATGCTACTAATATGAGTGTATTAGGAATAAAAGGTGGAAGATCAGTTTGGGACTATTGGCCTAAATTTAAAAGCGTTGCAGTAAATGTTAGTATAGACGGTATAGGTGAATCATACGAACATATTAGAAGTAATGCTAACTGGAATATTATGGTAGAAAATATTAAACATATACAAACCATACCTAATATTACTCGTATCGTAGGTGCAGTATGTGTTCAAGCCGGAAATATAATGATATTAGACGAAATGATTGAATATTTTCTTGACGATTTAGGAATAGTATTCTACAACAATCATTGTGAGTATCCAAATCTATTATCAGCACAAGTCATTCCATATGATTTAAAAATAAAGGCTATAGAAAAATTAGAAGCAATTAAACCGAAACTTAAAGAGTTTAAATTGATTAAAGAAAAACCAATATTGTTAGATATAACTACAAAATTAATCAACGGAAATATTAACTATCTTAAATCTAGAGATCAAAGTCATTTATGGAAAAAATATTTAGAATTTAATAAAAAATTAGATGCAGTTAGGAATCAAAAATCTATCACAGATATTGTTCCGGAATTTTTAGATTATGTATAAAATAAATTCTAAGTGGAAGCATCAAGACTCTATTAAAATAGAATGGAATCTAGGTAAACGCTGTAATCTAGATTGCGGTTATTGTCCAGAATATATACACGATAACCACAGTCCACATACAGACATAGAAGTACTTAAACATACTGTGGCGGTTTTAAACGCATTAGAGAAGCCTGTACGTCTAAGTCTTACAGGAGGCGAGCCTAGCGTACATCCTCAGATAGAAGAGCTTCTAGAGTCTATAAATGCTGCCAATAATATAGTGTGGTTAAGTATGACCACTAATGCTACACGCACAGGAAAGTGGTATGTAGATCAATCAAAATATGTAGATCAATATGTATTCAGTCTCCATTATGAAAAAAACAGTAAAACATCACTCGAACATATTATAGCATTTCATTCTGCCAAAACCGATACAAAAATTCTAGTCCATATTATGGCACATCACAAATATATGCAAGAAGTAAAAGGTGGAGTTTTTAGTTGTAAGGCATTTGAAATTCCATATGTTATTAGGCGGATACGATGGACAGAAGGTAATCATGATCTATTTGATGACATGAGATACGATTATCATGATTTAGAATGGATTAAACAATCTACTAAAACCGCAGAACCAAACTGTATAATCGACAATGATGAATTGTTACATGCTAATGATGTAATTAAATCACATATGAATCAATTCAATGGGTGGTCATGTAATGCGGGAATAGAAAGTTTAATGATTAACTGGGACGGCGAGGTCCATAGAGCAACATGTCGTGTAGGGGGGTCTTTAGGAAATATCTATAATAGAACTTTTATAGTTCCTAAAGATACTATTACATGTACAAGGAATTGGTGTACCTGTGAAGCCGATATACCGCTAACTAAATGGAAATAATTAGATGAAGATAACAAATTTAGATCCTAAGAAGTATAAAAGATTTTTTGCGTTTGGTTGTAGTTATACAAATTACATATGGCCAACTTGGGCAGATATTATAGGACAAGATATTGAATTTTATGAAAATTGGGGTCATCCTGGTGCAGGTAACTATTTTATTTTTAATAGTATAATTGAAGCGGATACTAGATATAATTTTAATTCTGATGATTTAATCATAGTAATGTGGTCTACGAAAGAACGTGAGGATAGATATTCTAATGGAAATTGGATCCATGCTACAAATATAGGAATAGAAGAAATATATGGAAAAGAATGGGTTGATCGATTTTATATTGATTCTAGGTCTCAATTAATTAGAGATCTTGCTTATATGAAATCTATACCTTTAATTTTAGAACATAAGAATACTAATTGGTCAACTATGTCTTGGAATGAGAATATGAATAGTTCTTCTCTTCGACCATTTTTCCATAGATTACAAAGTAAAAAGAAAAAAGACGAAATGATAGATATATGGAAGAAAAACAGTAAAGACGTATATAATGGTAAAGATATACCAGAAATGATAGACGATAAAGATGTTATAAAATTATATCAAGATGTTTTTGTTAATATGACTAGCGTATTTGTATGGTTCCGTGATATATACTTGAAAGATCGTAAAGCACCCAACGATGATCTACATCCAATGCCACAGGAAGCATTATCATTTTTAGACTGGGTTTGGCCAAACAATACAATTAGTAATGAATCTAGAGAATATGTAAAATTTTGGAGTACGAAAATTTTTGATGAAATAGATAACACTAAACCTATCTTTAAACCTAATCGTTTATAATTTAGATTTTGTTACATGTGTATCTGGTTGGCAAGTGCAACTATTCATACTACATATACTAGATATATTAATAGGTAATTCTTGTTTAATAAAATTATCATTTAATATATTATATGATTTTGTTTTTCCAAATAATATCTGACCGCAGCTACCTTTAATATCTCCATTCCAACTTACATATATGGCTTCTTGATTAATATTACAATTCCATCCGCGAAAATTAGTATATCCATTATTGATATAAGTTGAATTTCCTGCTTGTATTTTTTTACCATTATCTAAAGTTGCTATACTTCTAGGGTATCTAATATTATAATTAGTTAATAATTTAATATTTTTAGAAAACCAAAAAAGATTAGGTAATCTTTTTAATTCTTTTTCTAGATATATGAGTTGAGAATTGTTATATTCTATTTTAACTAATTCTGTATCAACTACTGGTTTTGCTTCGATAAACCAACTATGTTTACTATTATTTTTCATGTAATTAATTGCTGCTACACAATCATCCCATTGATTGGGATCCATTAACACTGGAACTGTGACTTTTTTTCCTTGTTCATAAAGTATATCTGCTACTTCTATATGATGATCTATATTAGAATCTTTTATATGGAATGACAATACAGCATTATCGATAAATTTACCATAAGTATTCCACCATCGTACAGATCTAGAAGCATTTGAAACTACGGATATGTATATATTATCTTTTTTAATTTCTTTTAGGAATATACCAAAGTTTTTCCATAGTGTTGGTTCTCCTCCAGTAATAAAAAAATGAAAGTTAGTTTTACCTAATTTTTTTGTATATTGATCAAAAAGATGATTAAAGCTATTAACAAGCAAACTAATATTATCAATTGTTGGATGTGTCCTAGCATTAGAATCTGGAAAGCAATATCTACAAGAGAAATTACATACGTTATTTACGCCCCATCTTACTTCTAACGTGTTATCTGGTTGTGTTGATTTTATACTTACTGGATATGTCATAATAGATGAGAAATTTCCGGAAATATTTCACGAGATTTAGTATGTCGTATGTTGTCTAAATTATTTACATATTCCTTAAAATCAGGCAATAGATATGTGTGATCCTCGGCATTAATAAACCTCAATATGGCTTCCCATCTTTTCCAACCGTAGGGATTTTCTTTCCAAAAGTTGTCATCCTGTCTATAATTATTCCATAACCAATCTTTAAAATCATGAAACATAATTTGAATTTTTTCTTTATCTTCTTTTGGTAAAATTCTAGCACTAAGGAATGTTGGAATGTAGAGTAGATGTAAGTTTATAATACCACCACCTGCTTCATATTGATCCATTTTAAATTTGTTTATTTTTTTAAAATTTTGATTTAATTTCCATTTAGCAAAATCTATAATATGATTAATATTGAATATTTGTACAGCACAGGCTATGTGTACATGGATATTATCGGGAGTATTATCTAAAAGTTTTAAACTTTTTTCTATATCATTCCAATTAGTAGGGTATCTAATATACCAATTTTTTTCAAACAGCGCATCGATACTAAAGGCAAATCTAACCTGTCTAAATTTTGACCATATTTTTATTATTTCATTGTCGACCATTATTCCGTTAGAATTGTATCTTAACATGATTTTATCACTATATCCTAGGCGTATAATTTCATCTAGAAATTTTCTATGTTCTTTGATTATTAATGGTTCACCACCTGCAAAATAAATCTGACTTATATTAGGAATTTGATCAAATATCTCTTGCCAAAATTCTGGTTTCTTATACCAGAAATTATTAAATTCTTTTTTATCCCAACTAATCTGATTTATAACTACCTCACTCTTTGTAGCATCAATCATTTTTGAGTGATCTTCTATCCACTTACTACTATCGTGAGGACTACACATTACACATTTAAGATTACAAGTATGACCTAATCTCAAATCTAAATATCGTATAACTGGCGGAACTATTCCGTCTTCGGATGTTTCGTCAATTAATTTGTTAAAATCTAAACCTTCTTTATTCCATTCGTATAGTTCCCAAAGACGTTTACTTACAACACCATTTGATTCTTCTTCAAAACACTTAGTACAACTAGCAGGAATATTTCCTGCTAACATAGTTTTCCTAACATCTTTCATATATTCATTGTTAAAAGCATTAAGCGGTGTATCTTTTCCAAAATTAGCAGTCTCTCCGTTTTCTTTTTTAACTAATCCTACAGAATGATCTCCAGTATGTGCTCCACTAGCATTAGTAACGCAACATAGTCTAGCATCACCATTTGGGCGAGTGGCTAGATGTATCCAAGGTAGTACACAAAATGTACAAGAACCAGTTCGCTCTTTAATCATTTGACTATATTCTTTAATTTTATCTTTCACTATTTACTTAGTAATTAAATATTTTTGAAGAAATAAATAATAAAATCTACCTAAATAGATAATTTATCTTCAAAAAATATTCTAATAAATACAGATATGACACATCATGGACTTATATTTCCTTGTAATTTTTTAAATATGCAAAGATTCCTAGGAGCATATCGGATAGCATCTTTTTTACGTGAAAACAATTGGGATGTAGAAGTGATTGATTTTATGAAATTTTTTACGCTAGATGAACTGAAAGAAATCACAAAATCTAGAGTAAATTTAGAAACTAAATTCATAGGATTCTCTACATTATATAATGTATGGAATGATACGCTAGAAGATTTTATATCGTGGATAAAACTAACCTATCCTGATATACTGATCATAGTTGGTGGACAATACTGTGAAGTCCTTAATTTGAATGCTGATTATTATGTTGGCGGGTATGGCGAGAATTCTATATTAGCAATATTAAATTATCATTTTACAAATAGTAATGAAGAATTAAAACTAGATCCTAAGTGGTTATCGCAATCTAAAAACGTTGTTCAAAATGTTTATTATCCATCTGCCCCAATGAAAAGTCTATTGGTAAAATATGAAGATAGAGATTTTATTGAGCCAAATGAATGGCTCTTTATGGAATTTAGTAGAGGATGTATATTTAAATGTGATTTCTGTAACGTTCCAATGATGGGTGTAAAGGGAGACTGGACACGAGATGCAGAAGATTTTGAATTACAGATGAGAGATACATATGAACGATTCGGAGTTAAAAATTATTATACTACTGACGAAACGTTCAATGACTCAACTGAAAAACTTCAAAAATATGCCGAAGTAGTTAAAAGATTAGATTTTGATCCAATCTTTTCAGGTTGTCTTAGGGCAGATCTTTTAATCAGTAGATTGTCAGATAGAGAATTATTAGGAGAAATGGGATTTATTTCTCATTTCTATGGTATAGAAACATTTAATCATCCTTCTGGAAAATCGATAGGTAAAGGAATGCATCCAGATAGACTTAAAGAAGGTTTATTGGATTTACAATCTTATTATAAAAAACAAGGCCCGTATAGAGGACATATATCTATGATAATTGGATTACCTCAAGAAACAGAAGAGACTATCGCACAATCTGTTGATTGGATTTTTAATAATTGGCAAGGCGAGTCAATGTCTTTCTTACCATTAGAGATATCAGATAAAACACGCAAAAATACAGTAGAAAATCATATCAGTGCATTATCTAGAAATCCGGAAAAATACGGATATAGGAAATCAAATTTAGAAATTCCTCCAGATAACTTTTATATAAAGAAACATCATATAAGATTAAAATTTGCTCAAACTATTTACAATTGGCACAGTGACGGTCTTTCTTATGTACGTGCTTGTGAATTAGCAGATAACATTTTTAGAGAAAGTTTACAAAAAGATTTTAGATTAGGTACTTATAATTTACATAATCCAGGGATAACAGACATAAATGAAATATTAGAATACCCCCAAAGGATGGAAAATACATGGAAAATTGAATTAGATGCTGTCGAAAAATATAAAGAAAAAAAAATAAATTATAAAGAATAATATAATGAAGAATCATGCACTAATATTTCCATGTGTTTATCCTGATAAGATACAAAGATCTTTAGGGGGGCATCGTATTGCTTCTTTTTTACGAGAATATAATTGGGATGTTGAGGTTATAGATTATGTGTTACATTTTACTATTGATGAATTAAAAGAAATAGTTAGATCTAGAGTAACTTCTTGTACAAAATTTTTTGGATTTTCTTTTATTTTTAATGAATATGATCATAATTTCCTACAAGAATTTTTACCTTGGTTAAAGAAAATGTATTCGGATATTTTAATAATCTTTGGAGGACAAAATATTGTTGTAAATCCATATCCTGCTGATTATTATGTAAATGGTTTTGGTGAAAATGCATTGATGGCAATACTTAACTATCATTTTACAAATAGTAATAAAGAATTAAAACTAGATGATCGATGGTTATTGGTAGGAAAAAAAGTTATTACAAATAATAACTACTCTTCTGCTCCAATGAAAAGCCTATTAGTGAATTATGAAGATAGAGATTTTATTCAACCAGATGAATGGGTGTATACCGAATTAAGTAGAGGATGCAAGTTTAAATGTGAATTTTGTAATTTTCCTTTGTTAGGAGTAAAAGGTGATTGGACCCGAGATGCAGAAGATTTTGAATTATATTTAAAAAACATGTACGATAGGTTTGGAGTTAAAAATTATTATATTACAGATGAGACATTTAATGACTCAACTGGAAAAATAGAGAAATTTTCTAATGTAGTTAAAAGATTAGATTTTGATCCTATATTTTCGGGATTTATTAGAGCAGATTTATTAGTTAGTCGTCCATTAGATAGAGAATTATTAGGAGAAATGGGATTCATATCTCATTTTTACGGAACAGAAACTTTTAATCATTTAACTGGTAAGATAATAGGTAAAGGAATGCATCCGGATAGACTTAAAGAAGGTTTACTAGATGTTAGAAAATATTTTAAAAATAATACCGTATTATATAGAGGGCAACTTACTTTAATTGTTGGATTACCTCAAGAAACAGAAGAGACTATCGCACAATCTGTTGATTGGATTTTTAATAATTGGCAAGGCGAGGCTATAGTATTTAATTCGTTAGAGTTACAAGAATTTAATAGTTTAGATGCTAATTTAAGTATATTATCTAAAAATCCAGAAAAATACGGGTATAGAAGATCAAATATACCTATCCCCTCAGTTGACACATTTGAAAGTAAAAAAAAATATATACAGACTAAATTTTCAGACAAAATTTTTAATTGGGAAAATGATAATTTTACTTATTCTAGAGCATTAGATTTAGTTAATAAAATTTATCTAAAAGCACATAAGTTAGATTTTAGATTAGGTGCGTTTAATCTACATGTTTCTGGAGTAAATGATATAAATGAAACTTTAAAATGTGATCAGAAAGTTTATAATTGGTCAGCATTTGATGGAAAAATTTCTAGATATAAAAACAGTAAGATAAATTATAAATGAAAAATATAGACATAACTGACTGGACAAATTACGGAAAATTGATAGATGGTGCATATTCAAGATCTAATCTATTATATACTCCTAAAATGAATAAAAATAAAGATATACTTTGTATGTCATGGGATATACATGACCCATACCAGTATAATGATGGAAAAAAAAGAGAAGGTTTAACATTAGAGTTGATGGATTTCTTTTTTGAAAGAGAAGTAAAAAATCTACAGTTTTTTAAAGATTATGATTGGGTTCCTAAAATTTTAGATTTAGATATTTTTAATAAAAAAATATTTTTAGAATGGAATGGTGATACAGTAAATGATCTTATAAGTAAAGGATATAACATAGATGAGATTTGTCCTACATGGAAAAATCAATTACATAATATTTTAAATGATATTTTAGATTCTGGTTATTATAAAATGAGTTTATATACACACTGTTTTTTTATTAATAATAAAGGAATATTAAAAACTTTTGATTTTTATGCCTGTGTTGAGCGCAGTTATCCTTTTATAGAAATAAAAAAATTAAAAGGAATGATGGGAGAAGATTCTTCTGGAAGATTCCAAGAGGCTACTGTAAATGATTATGTAGATTTTGATTTTTTCTTTAAACAAGCTATTAAAAAATATATTAAATGGCCTGATAATGCATTGATGGAATTTTATAAGGAAAAATTTAATGAATGATTATATTGGTAATTGTAAAAATTTAATAGATTGGAATAAAGTTATAGAAAATTTAGAAAAATCTGATGAAGGTGAAATTTTTAACAAAAAAAGAATAGAAAAATTAATAGAAGATATATCTAAAGATGTAAAAAATTCTTCCGAAATCGAACATAATAAACAAACTTCTGTGATATGGAAAGAAAATAATTATTTTTTAGACTCGATCAATTTTAAATTATATCGACCTGGAAAAAATTACGAACATACAATTTGTGATATAATTTCTTCTTTTTTAAAAGGAAAATATTTAACGTCGAGTATAAGTAGAGTAGATCCTGGATTCACAGTAGGAATACATAGGGATTCAACACCAAATTTATTGTTAGATAAAACTGTTAAGAGATATGTTATTTTTATAAATCCTCCAGAAGTGGGACAAATCTTTATATTAGGAGATGAATGTTTTCATAATGAAGAATTAGGAAATATTTATGAATGGAGAAATATGGATTTATTGCACTCTGCTGCTAACACTAGTTTTAAATCACAATATCTTTTTCATATTGAGTGTAAATTTGATATATAAATATTTTTTATAATTGAGGATTTAAAATGGCAACATATATTGGTAATTGTGCTGATCTAATTGATTGGAAAAAAATTACTGCTCCGTTGGATGATATAGTTTCGGATGAACTATATAACGCCGATACGATGAGACTTTATGAAAATCATTTTCTCAATAGCACTAATCAATTAAGTGATTTTTTAAAAGATCAAGTTGCTACGAGTTCAAGTCAAATAGATTATAATTTATTTTTAATCAAAGAATGGTCTTCAAAGTATAGACTAGATACGATTGGTTTTTCTTTATATAGACCTGGAAAACATTATGATGCTACAGTAGATAATATTTTAATAAAACTATTAGGAGGTAATATTACTACTACATCAATAAGTAGATTAGATCCTGGCTATAATGTACCTATCCATGAAGATTATACTAATATAAAAGAACCAAACTATGATCCTAATAAAAAAGTTTGTAGATATGTTATTTTTATTACTCCTCCAGAAACTGGACAATTCTTTACATTAGGAGATGAATGTTTTCATAATATAAAAATTGGCGAAATCTATAAATGGGATCGTCCACAACAACTACATTGCGCTGCTAATGCTAGTTATAAGATAAATTACCTTTATCATTTACAAGTAGAATATTAAAAATATGAATGATTTATCTGGATTAACGGCATTAGTTACTGGCGGCGGCCAAAATATAGGATTAGGAATCTCGAAAGCTTTGGCAAAACGAGGTGCTAATATTATTGTAGCACAGCGTTCAAAAGAAATAGCAAACGATTGTGCTAAGATGATATCTAACAATTATGGAGTAAAATCTATTGCGATATCGTGTGATTTAACAAAACAAAACGATATAGACATGTTATTTAAAGAATCCCAATTATATTTTGAAAAAATAGACATTTTAGTTAACGGAGTTGGTGGAAGATTGGGAATTGATTCTATTAAAATAGAAGATCTAACACTAGATCAAATAAATGATAGCATGGATTTAAATTTTAAAACTGCTTTTTTATGTATGAAATCGGTTTTTCCGTTGATGAAAAAACAGAATTTTGGAAGAATTATTAATGTAACAAGCCATATCACTGAAGGTTTCCATGCCTATAGTGCTCAATACAATATAAGTAAACAGGCATTAGTTAGTCTTACAAAAACAGCAGCAGTTGAATGGGGAAAATATAATATTACAGTTAATGCTATATGTCCTGCTGTAGGTAATGAGAAAATTAAAGTATTAGAAGGCACAGATTTACACAACCTAATACTTAAAATGATACCCACGGGACACTTATCTACTTCTGAAGATGATGTTGGATCTATAGTTTCATGGTTAGCAAGTAAAGAGTCAAGATCTATTACAGGTACAATTCAATATGTAGATGGCGGCGTACATATAAATGGTTTAGGTTCAGATGGCGATAAAACTTTTCACGAAGCTATTAAAAAAACAACACGAGTGCCATAAAATGGAAAATGTTTTATTTTTAGGACAATTTAATGAAATAAATTGGAATGATATATTGGAGGATTTAGAAAATAAAAAAGGTATTAGTATAAATCCTGATTTTTCTAAATGGAATTTAAATACACCAGGATACTTGCAAATTTATAAAATATGGAAAGATGCTAAATTTAATTCTAATGCTATTGAATGGATAAATTATTATCCCGAAGATCACTATCCGACATCTGTTGTAGACTCAATAGCAAGATTTTTAAATGTAATTCCTTTACGATCTTGGATCAGTCAAATCAATCCTGGATATTTTGCTCCATGGCATTGGGATGTAGACGATAATGAAACTGAATATTTAAAATTAGGAACGCCAATAAGGTATAGTTGTTTTATAGAATCTCCTTCGCATGGCCATATATTTATAATTGGAAATGATTATCTTTACAATCAAGATCAAGGGAATTTATATCAATGGATAGATTATAAAGAATGGCATAGTGGGATAAATGCCGGAATGGTTCCAAAATATATGTTTCATTTAATTGGAATCAAACGTAGTTAATTGTAATGTGTATCTATTGTCGTATCCAATATTAACGCACCCATGATAACACAGTGGATCTACCCATTGATATAAATCTCCTGCTTTATAATTTGTAATAATATTATCTTCCCAAACAAAAATATGTCCTGGTTTAAAATCTTCTAGAAACATAGTATATCTTTTTGGATTTTTAATGTCTATTAAATGCGGATCGAAATGCATCGGTTGCATTTGTCCCGGTAATAATTTAATTATCCACCAAAGAATCTGTCTATTGTCATTTGGCAATTTAGGCAATACTATATTAAATTCTTTCATATCATTGGATTTTTCATTAAACTGCTGGAAGTAATGATTTGATTGACTATAACCTTCTCTAGCCCGTTCTAACGCTTCTTCCAATAATGGATTATCTTTCCATCTATACGGTTGCCATACAGGTGTTGTGTCTCCATTGTGAGATTTTATATGACTCATTAAATTTTCAGTTATTAATTCTTTATAATTGCCAATATATATCATCTTTTTTTACTCGTAAGTAGCACATTGAAAAGTTAGTCTTGGGCTATAACCAATATTAGACGCTCCGTGTATTATATTTGGATCATCATAAACCCACATGTCTCCTAGTTTATAGTCGGTAATAAATGTTTTATCATATATGAATATATGACCAGGTTGATAATCTTGTAAAGGCATCCAATATCTAATATAATTAGTTTTATCTGGTAAAAACACATCTTTATGCATCGGCATAAAATTTCCTGGAGTCATTTTTATGAACCACCATTGCTCGTATCCTTTTGTTTGAAAAGGAAGTTTTACTTTAAATGGAAAACTACGAGAGTCATATGAATGCCAATATGTTTTTGTTAAATCGTAACCACATTCTGATGCTATACGAAATTCTTCTGTATCAGGATTTTCGCTTTTTCCTGGTCTCTCAACGCCATCGTTTGACATTATATAATCTACCCATCTTGGATCTATCCAATTTTTAAAATTTCCTATAAATTTCATTAGTAACTCTCTAAATGATCTATATTTAATTTTTTTCTAAATGAATCTGAAAATTTACCATCAATTCTTAATCCGTAACTTTGCTCTATTATTTTTTCTCCACCATGCCAATCTTGATCATTCCACCATGCTGCTCTGGTATTTAGATAAATTTTATTTTTTGTATTAGGGTCCCATAAGTAAAATGCTTTTTTTGTATTTGGTCTAATATGTATAAATTCATTTCTATGTAATGTATACGTTTGGTTATTTCCTTTATTTCCATCAAAATCTCTATGCTCAAATGGTATACCATCAGCTTCGCAATGAAAAAATATTACTCTTCCTATACTGTCAAAGATATTATCTTCTATCATTTTCTCTACCCACTTAACAACATTTGGAAAATAAGCGGCTTCTTCCGTTAGTTTTCTTGGAGATGATCTTTCATCCCAACTACCTTGTTCCCATAAGAAGTAATAGATGTAAGGATCATATGCTCCCATAGCCATTTTTATATATCTAGTAAATTTATTCCTAATTCTAAAATCATGGAAGTCTTTATATAAATCAATACCTCCTTTTTTTACAGGATTATCATCAGGGAGGGCTAAGAATTCTTCTATTGCTTTATAAATTGGTTTCCAGTGTATATTATAACTCATGTCTTTAAAATCAAAACCTGGTTTCATCCATGTACCTTCTTTAGCAAACTCTCTAGATTCGCTAAATCCTCTATATATTTCTGGTTGTAATTTTTCAAAGGTGTCCATGTCTATATATGGTTCTATATCAAAATAAGGTTGATTATTAATCCCCTTAATCATGGGTATCTCCTATATTTTTCAGGAATTAAATCTGGCAAAGGTAATCCTTTATTTAATAATGCATCTCTTAAAATAACTTGATGTACTAGAGGAGAAATTGGATATCCTGGCAATATATCTGCCCACGCTTCTGTTTGTATTTCTTCTAAATCTATAGTTCTAGCATCAGGCCATTGTATAAGTTTTACAAAAACGCCATTAATTAAAAATGGATAATGTGCCCTAATACCACTTTTTTCTAATGGAATAATAGACCAGTTGTTTTTATATGCTATTTCCTTTGTCTTTTGCACTAATTGGCTTAGATAAATTTGTGGTTGTTTTGGATTTCTACCTATATCAGCACTACATCTTATCCTAAAATTTGCGGATGTTTTTTTATAAAGTTCTTGTATTTCTTTTAGGCAATATTCCATTTGTGACATATCGTCTAATGTATAACTAATATCTTTTATTGTTAATCCTAGTTTAATACAATTTTCAATACCTTCTACTTGCTTTTTTCTTATTTTTAACCCGTGATAATCTGGATGATTTAATCCAATAGTCCAAATTAGTTGTTCTATCTCGGTAAATTTTTTAGCATAATCTAAATCAGATAATCTAACCCCATTTGAAAGTATTATTGTTCGTCTAGGTTGTATAGGTAATTTGAAAACAGAATTAATTAATATATCCAAATCTTTTCTCATAGTTGGTTCTGCACCAGCTAATGCTAATCCGTATCCGTCATTTTCCCAAGACATTATTTGATCTAATATTGCATCGATTGATCTATCTTTAGACATATTATCTGGTACTTGATAACAGTGTTGACATTTAAGATTGCAATGATTTGTTATATCTATAAAATAACCTTTTGGTAAATCTATTTTATATTTGTAATTTAAATAAAACTCGGCATCGGGCTCTATTAAATTTTCGCTATAACCATGGACCGGGCAATTTTTTCCAATCCATATTTCATCGTTTTTTTCAAATTTTGTTCCAGAAATATGTCGATAACAATATTCACATAATGTCATAGTATCATTTAATTTTAACATTATTGGTATTTATGATAAATTAGTTTATATGAAAACATTTAGAAATTTAAAATACAAATATTATTATAATACTGTTCCTGGAGAATCTTCTTGGAGGAATAATTTAATTTATACAAGTCTAGTGTCAGAAGATTTTAAAGTATTTGTACAATGGTATTATAACGATGGAGTATATCATGCTGGACAAAATCAAGTAGTAGATCCTGCACTTATGGATGAAAAATGGCAAAGAGAAATAAAATTTTTATCTTTAATGGAAAAACATTATCCAGATATGATTCCTAAAATATTACATATTAATCAAAAAGAAAAGAAAATATATTTAGAAATAGATGGTGTAGATTTCTGGCAACGTAGTTTAGACAGTAATTCTAGTTTTGATAAAATCTTGCCTAATTGGCAAGAGCAAATGCTTGATATAATTAAAGCACATAGAACTCTTGGTTTATACAAATATTCTATGCATCCTAGTAGTTATTTTATAATAGATGGTAAACTTAAAAGTATTAATTACTTTTTTACATACAATGAATTAGAATCTCAGATATCAATTAAAGATGTTGAAAGCCATATACATAGTAACAGACAGATAGAAATAAAAAAACATCTAGATAAATTGGGAATTAAATGGGACATACCTCAATCTTTTGAAACACTAAATCAATTATGCTGGGAAAGTTTTAGAAAAAATTATCCTGAAGAATTTATTGAGAAAGTTAAAAATATAGCATGTACAAAATAATACCTTGGTCTCCTTCTTTAGATTTAAAAGAATTTTATGCTAATGCAGCATCTAGAGGATTTGAAAATAACGCCAATCAAAAGATGTTAGTAGACTCGTTTAATACTGAACGTGAAAAGCAAGTTTGGATTTTGTATTGCGGTGATACTGCTGTCGGCAGTGTTGCTGCCCATAGTTTTGATAATGTAATGGGTAAAAATAGTTATAGGATTGCTGCTCGTACTTGTGTGTTTACTGATTTATTATCTGGAAATTACAGAAACGCCTTACGAGGTATTAGTTGTATCACTAAAAATCAAAACCCAACAGCACAATTTTTAATCCCTACTTGTATTAATTGGGCACCTTCGGGGGCTAACTTATACATTACTACTAATGAAAGTGAAGTTGGAACACAACGACTAGTTCATCGAATTTTTGGGCCATCTATGGAAAAAACAGGACAGATGAAACGCATTAAAGATGTTGAATATAGGGGTGCATTACAGACAGTTTGGCAGTTATTTCCGGATAAATTTTTTGAAATTCTAAATAAATATCCTCAATGGGAATAAATAGTATTAGAGGAGAAAACTATGAATTACTCTAAATTTCTAGAAACTATTTCTGATGTGATATATCTAGCTCCATCACGTTGCGGTAGAACTTTTTATGAATGTCGCATTAAGGAAAATGAATCAAATATATCTGTTAGGTTTATTTTTACACAAAAATATATTGATTCCGATCATAGACTAAGAAAAGATAGACTTTTTCCTGATTGCTTAAAGATTCATGAACAGTGGCATCAAACGGGCATGGCTATTGGAACATTAGAGTATTTTTTAATAGAAAACAATATTCCTTATACAATCAATGATGAAAACGTAGAAGAATATGTTGAAGTTTTCATTGATTCAAATAACATTGAAAATGCAAGAATAAGTATAGACAAATATACCCATCATAATCATACTAATCGCGGATTTGATATATCTACTCCGGTTGATGATATTACTTTTGATAAAATAAACAAGATGATTGATGATTTTATGATTGAACATCCTGATAATTATAAAATAGTAATTACAGATAATGAAACAATTGAAAATTTATACACCTTATCTACTACTACAATGTTAGCAACTACCCAAAATTATGATTTGAAACAACAGCAAATGATGGCTCCGTTGATAGTATCAATTCCTTCTAAAACAGTAAACAAAAGAGATTTTTACAATACAGGAAGATTATATTGCAAGATCGGGTTAACTGCACACGATGCGGGATATCATACAGGGTATAATAATTGTTTTAATTATGAAGATCCGAGATTTAAGCGAGTTGAAGATGTACTTCATATGAAATTTAATGAAATAGATCACGAAAATTATGTGCTAAGATGCTTTATTTCTATAGGTAAAAGATACGACTACTCAAAAGCATTTAATTGGCATCCGTTTGAAACTAGAATCATAACTAGCAGACCAAAATTATCAAAGGAATTTATAAAAGTTGAAGCATAAAATATGTTAAAAGTAAGATATATTTCTATAATTTTGGACTCAAAGGCCCCAAGATTTTTTATTCATGATTCTGATTTAATAAAGTTAATTCATAGAGAATACATTGATACCGGAAAAATGATTTCTATGTTTGAAACTATATCTGATAATGATCGTCGCAAAGAAGAAATTTTTATTTTCAAATCAGAAAAAGATTATGAAGATTTTAAAAATAATGAAATAATAGCCTATATCTACAAAGTTAGGCTATTATATAATATTCATTATCATATTGATCATGCAGTAAAAATAGAAGAAATTTAATATTTTTTTAAGCTGCTGAACCGTTGTCGAGGTTAATCCAACTACTATTTTGATACCCCTGGAATTTATTAACGGTAGTATTATAGATTATCATACCATTTGCTGGAGTTAAGTTTCCTCTATTAGTAGTTGTATAAGAGCCAAATTGAACATACCCACTAAATTTACCAGATCCATTTACATCTAAATGAGTACTTGGATTTGTTTTATTAATTCCTAAATAACCATCTGAAGTTATAATATGACCTATTCCTGAAGAAGGGTCAGATGTAGCCTGAGTAAAAAAGATAATTGATCCAGGTACTGCACCTGATGAAACAGATTTGTTTGGATCAACACAAAATACTATTCCTGATGTGTTAATAAATGAATTACCATCATATCCTTTAGCTTGGAATTTACTAATAAAATCTCCAGAACTTAAAACTGTAGGAGAATTTAAAGTTCCTCTAGATGATTTAAATTCTATTTGGGGCGATCCGTATGGTGGATTTATTGATCCATTAATAGAAATAACAGCATCGTCACTATTATTTTCACCCCAATACAACGACAATTGATTATTATTTGACTTGCTACCAATTTTAATAATCTTATAATCTGTTGTTGGAAATGTTGATGAAGGAACATTACTATATAACGTAGAAGTAGTTATACTGTAATCGGTTCCGTTAATAACTAAATTTTGACCATTTGCTATTTTATAAGTAGAAATATTTAAATCTGAAGTAAGTGTCCCACCATTACCACCACCTCCGGATACAGTACTCCAATTAACATCGTAATCGGTACCTGAAACTTTACTTAATACTTGACCAGTAGTTCCACCTGTTGGAATTCGTGTAGCTGATCCAGTATAACCAATTGGTCCTTGTACAGTGCTTGCTGATCCAACAAAACCAACATCACCTTGCAATCCTCTTGATCCAGCAAAACCAACATCACCTTGCGAGCCAACGAAACCAGTACCACCCCCACCGCTAGCAGTTACTACTCTTCCGCCGGACGTAGTTCCGTCGCCCACATAAAGCAATTTGGTATCAGTAGTATAGATTAGTTCTCCTTCAGCGGGTGTAATCGTTACTCTTTCGCTATCGGTACCTCTGCGTATTTTAAGTGACATGAATAAACTCCTAGATCAGTTATTTTTATTTATCTGATCTAGAGATACTTAAATCCACTTTGACTTAAATTCTTCTAGTTCACGCTTACTAAGATCAAATTTCTTAGCAATTCCGTCCTCATCACGAAGGTCTTCAAGTAGATCTAACCATTTTTCATTGCTAATTATGCGCTTTAGCAATGCTACTTCTAACTTGCTAACCTTAACAGAGTCTACAGCATAGTCTTCAAATGCTTCGCAAGCTAATGGAAAATATGGT